TGTGTTTAATTGCGCCCTTCAAGATTGGGTTTCCAACACAGTCAGTGAAGCAGATAGTCTTGGGTGTAATGTTCTATACCCTGCTTATCGGTCTTTCCCTGAAACTTTTTCTAATGACCATACTCGACTCTATGTTCCTTGGAGTATAGAAGATGCAATGGATAAGTTAGATGCATTATTGGATACACCTCATCCTAACATGGGCAAGATCAGTGATTATAATGATGGTACTATTGATCGTGTAATTGATATTTTGCAGGGTAACGGCGAAGATATGTTGCGTATGAGTACTGACTACAGAAAACATACTCGTGACACAAAATACTAAACAAGTAATTATCACAGGTGCGATGGGCTTTATCGGTAGTCATACCGCCAAGGCCTTTCGTCGTGCTGGATATCGTGTAATTGGTATTGATCGTGAAATGACAATTCCAGCTGCTGCTCAATTCTTAGATGAATTGATTGTTGATGACTTTGTAAATATTACTGCAAAAGTTGCCAAAATAAACAACGTTGATGCAATTATACATATTGCTGGTACAAGTCTTGTTGGTCCTAGCATAGACAATCCTGGCGAGTATTATAATAACAATGTGGCTAAGACAAATCAAATGCTAGACGATCTTTCTCAAGCTGGGTGGACTGGTACTATTATTTTTAGTAGTAGTGCTGCAACATATGGTAATGATTGTATTGTTCCTATTGCGGAATCTGCACAAGGTATACCCGTTAGTCCATATGGACATAGCAAGAAAATGTGTGAATACATAATTGAAAGTCATGTTCGTGCATATGGACACAAAGGTATTGCACTAAGATATTTTAATGCATCTGGATGTGATCCCGAAGGCGAATTAGGAAATAACTGGAATGACACCCATTTAATTCCAAGGGTAGTACAAAGTGCTTTAGAAAAAAGTACACTAACTATTAATGGTAATGACTTTCTAACTCCTGACGGCACCTGTATAAGAGATTATTTGCATGTATCCGATATTGCAGATGCTCATGTTCAGGCATTGTTACTTGCTAACACACTTGACTATAGTACATTTAAAGCGTACAATTTAGGTACAGGTAAAGGTATAAGTAATATCGAAATATTACAGGCAGTTAACTCTGCTATAGGTCAAGCAGTTGATTATAATTTTGGTCCTAGAAGGTTTGGTGACCCTGATAAATTAATTGCAGATCCGCAATGTTTTATTTCTGATACTCAATGGAAACCTAAATATAGCCAGTTAGATACAATAGTATCAACTACTTTAGATTGGATGAAAAAAATATAATATGTCAAAAATTAAAATTGCAGAATTGTTTTATAGTATACAGGGAGAAGGCAGATATATGGGGGTGCCCAGCGTGTTCCTTAGAACCTTTGGTTGTAATTTTTCTTGTAGGGGCTTTGGTATGCCACGGGGTGAACTAAGCAAAGAGGCAGACACCATTGCTGTTATGAATGCTATGCATCCATTTAAAGAGTATAATGAACTACCGTTAGTTAGTACAGGGTGTGACAGCTATGCTAGTTGGCATCCCGACTTTAAGGATCTTAGTCCAATGCTTACTAGCGAAGCAATTACAGATCGCATTATGGAAATTATTCCATATCATGAATGGAAGGATGAACATCTTGTTATCACAGGTGGTGAGCCATTGTTAGGTTGGCAACGTGCTTATCCAGACTTGCTGAACAATCCTAAAATGAAGGCGTTGAAAGAGATCACCTTTGAAACAAATGGTACTCAGAAGCTTACTCCAGAATTTAAAAGCTATTTGACCAAGTGGAATAGCGAAGTGGGTAAAGAACTTACATTCAGTGTAAGTGCTAAACTACCTTGCAGTGGTGAGAAGTGGGAAGATGCTATTTGTCCAGAAGTTGTATGTGAATATGAAGAAGTTGGCACAGCATATTTGAAGTTTGTTATTGCTACTGAACAAGACTTTGAAGATGCTATGAAAGCAACTAAACAATTCCGTGATGCAGGATTTGAAGGACACGTTTATCTAATGCCAGTTGGTGGTGTAGAAAGTGTCTATGCACTAAACAACAAGGCAGTGGCTATTATGGCAATGAACGCAGGCGTGCGTTACAGTGATCGATTGCAGGTTCCGTTGTTTAAGAACGAGTGGGGCACTTGATGACATTCTTTTGGGGATTCTTACTTGGATATATAGTAGGTGTACTATATATGTGCTATCGTTCTAACGAAGAATCTAGAGTGGATAGAGAATAATGCCAATGGATGACCTAGTAGATCTTGAACCTCAAGAATGGGGACTATATCGAGTAAACAATTGGAAGTTGCAGCTATGCTGGCTTCCAAGAAAGTGTTATCTATCTGGAAAGTCACTATGGGGTAAACAGTGTTACAAAGGATCGCGACAAGTTAGAGAAGATATGAATCTTGTTGTACATGGTGATTACTACATAGAGAAGTCAGAATTTTTATTTTGGATGTTAAGAGGAAAACAATGATTAATTTTATTAAAAAAATGTTTAGCAAACCAGAAACAACTGGTATTATTGAAAAAACAGCAAAAGAAATTGCAACTGCAAAGAAAGAGCCGTGGATAGCTGTACTGGACACTCATGTTAATAAAGATGACATCCGCAACGGATTCTTTGAACTTGACTGGAATGAATACTTTGTGCTACAATTAAGAACAAACGGATATCAAGGAGATACAGATGAATCTGTAGTTGATCAATGGTTTCAGGACCTATGCAGAAATATAGGAACTGAGTCCGGAGTAAACATGGATAAACGTGGAAGTGGTTATATTAATGTCAATAATATTGGCGATGGACGAACAGAGATTTCTTAATGAACAAAACATATATTCTTGTAGATACAGCAAACACATTCTTTCGGGCAAGACACGCTACTCGTGGCGACTTGAATGATAAGATCGGAATGAGTCTTGCCACAGTATTAGGCAGTGTGCGAAAAGCGTGGCGCGAATTTAAAGGCGATCACGTTATCTTCTTTTTAGAGGGGCGTAGCTGGCGTAAGGATGTATATGCTCCTTACAAGCGACAACGTACTGAAGCTCGTGCTGCTCAAAGTCCACGAGAGGCAGAAGAAGACCGAGTATTTTGGGAAACGTTTGATCAGTTTAAAGATTATATTACTAACAAGACCAATTGTACTGTATTACAGCATCCTCAATTAGAAGCAGATGATCTAATTGGTGGTTGGGTTAAAAGTCATCCAGATGATACTCATGTTGTAATCTCAACTGATGGTGACTTTGCACAATTAATTGCGCCCAATGTCAAACAATATAACGGTGTGATGCAAATTACAACTACACACGAAGGGTACTTTGACGATAAAGGTAAGAGAATTAAAGATAAAAAAACTGGAGAAGTAAAGCCTGCTCCTGATCCACAATGGTTACTTTTTGAAAAATGTATGCGCGGCGATACAAGTGATAATATCTTTAGTGCTTATCCGGGTGTTCGCGAGAAGGGTACAAAGAATAAAGTTGGTCTCCGTGAAGCATTTGAAGATCGCAACTCAAAAGGCTACTCTTGGAACAACATGATGTTACAGCGTTGGTCAGACCACGAAGGTGTTGAGCATAAAGTGTTAGATGATTACAATCGTAATGTACAACTTTGTGATTTGTCTGCACAACCTGCTGATATTAAGATTTTAATCAACGAAACAATCAGTACAGCTACAACAGCAGAAAAGAACATTGCACAGGTTGGAGTGCGTTTGTTAAAACTATGTTCCGAATATGATCTAGTTAAGATTAGTGAGCAAATCACTAGTTACGCTGAACCACTTAATGCGAGGTATGTAGCATGAATGCAACAATTTCAAAAGTATTAATCCCTAATAAAGAATGGATCATTGAAGATAGCGGCAAGAAAATTGGCTCTATTGCTAAAAGCAAGAAAGGTTATATATTCTTGCGGCGTGGTAAGACTGTTGAAATTGACAACTATAAAGAGATTGTTGATAATTTAGCAACAGTTGATAAGAAGAAGTCGCAAAAGTTTGAGATAGAACCCCTTACACATACTATCTACAATTATCCATGTAGAACTAAACCGTATAATCCAGTATACAATGTTAAAAGTCGGCTTCCGCTTTATACAAAAAATCTTAAAAGTAAGAGTAGATACTGTGCAGGATACTATGTTATACAATTCCAAAAAGGTTGGTTACGTAGTTATTGCCCAAAATTAATCACTCTTGAACGGAATCCGTATCAAGGCCCATTTAAAACTTCACAAGAAATGAAGGCCGTTCTTAACACATTAAACAAAAATGAAACAACTTAACACGTTACCTATTGAAGACTTCTTAGATAAAACTAGAATTGCAATTAAAAGCAATCAAAAAGTTGTAACATTGAGTATTAAAGAAGCATCCGACTTACAGCATAGTCTAGCAGTAGTAATGACTAGACTATCTGGGCAACTAGATCATCTTGCAGCAGCATCATCTACTGTAGAAGTTAAAATGGATGGTGGAAAGTTTTAGGAAAACCGCTAAATATATACGCACTATTGGAGCGTATACTTTGAGCAGACCTAAACCAACCATTCTGTTAGAAATAACAAATAAAAAATCCTACAAAACTGATCAAGTTTTAGAGTCTGATGCCGTATGGTCAGTTTTTTACAAAGATAAACCGATTAATCTAAAAACCAGTAGTATAGTTGCACAGGATATAGGAGCAAAATATAAGAAAGTTTCGTTTGCCAACAGCGGACATGCATTTAATTTGTCAGAAAAGTTAAACAAAATGTTTGGCACAACGGAGTTTTCTGTATACAAACTAACAACTGGTGAAAAAATCACCGATGAACCTAAAACTTAAAATTACTAAGATAGTAGCAGAACAACTAAATTTTCCTGTTGACGATAAATCCATTGATAAACTTCGTCGAACTATTTGGCTAAACCCTAGACTCAAGAATAAAGGTGGACTTGGGTTAACTGATCAAGGATACGAAAGCCTTTTAAAAGCTGATATTAAATGCCATAGAGTGGTTTTTGAGGATCCTATGTTCCTTTCTAATGCATTATTACTATGGATAGATAACAATATTGACTGCCCATTTTATCTAACTCCAAAAGAAATCTACCTGTTTGGAGAAAGAATGGCTATTCAGCTGATTTTATTCTCTGGAAATTTGGAAAAAATTCAAAGAGCACATAAAAGATCTGCAGAAATGACTTGACATAAAGCGAAGATTGCTGTATAATTATTTTATTGGAGCAGCAAACCGCTACAATATTAATTTAATTTTTAGAAAGATTACACTATGGCAGAAGCAATTAGTACCACTCGCACCGTTACTCCTAATCAGGCAAAACGGAGCATTCGTAAATGCGTTAAAATCCAGCGTCCAGTGTTTATGTGGGGTCCTCCCGGTATTGGCAAGTCCGATATTGTTAAACAACTAGGCGACGAACAAGGACGCGAAGTTATCGACGTTCGTCTGAGTCTTTGGGAACCCACTGACATTAAAGGTATTCCATATTACAACTCCACGTCTAATACAATGACTTGGGCACCTCCTGCAGAACTGCCTACAGATCCAGATTCTACTGCTATCCTGTTCTTGGATGAGTTGAACTCTGCGGCTCCTGCTACACAGGCAGCAGCATTCCAATTGGTGCTTAATCGTCGTGTTGGCACATACCATTTGCCAAAAGGCGTGAGTATTGTTGCAGCTGGTAACCGCGATGGCGATAAAGGTGTTACATATCGTATGCCTGCTCCGTTGGCTAACCGTTTTGTTCACGTTGAATTGAAATCAGACTACGAAGATTGGCAAGAATGGGCAGTTAAGAACAAGGTGCATGAGCAAGTTGTTGGTTATGTTGGTTTTGCCAAGCAAGATTTGTACGACTTTGATCCAAAATCTCCAAGCCGTGCCTTTGCTACACCACGTAGCTGGAGTTTTGTTAGCGAACTGTTGACAGATGACGACTTGGATGAATCTACATTGACCGACCTGGTGGCTGGTGCAATTGGTGAAGGACTGGCAATTAAGTTTATGGCACACCGTCGTGTTGCTAAACAGATGCCTGATCCAACTGCTATCCTAAAAGGTACAGTTACTTCTTGTAAGATTAAAGAAATTTCCGCTATGTATTCATTGAGCATTAGCCTGTGCTATGAATTACAGGATGCGTATGACAAGAAAGTTAAAGATTGGGACGCTCAAGCAGACAATTTCTTTGCGTTTATTATGGATAACTTTCCAACTGAGTTGACTGTTATGGCTTCTAAAGTTGCGTTGACTACTTACAAACTGCCGTTTGATGCTAGTAAGTTGAAGAACTTTGATCGTTTCCATGCCAAATATGGAAAATACATTCTGATAGCAATGGAAGGTTAAAAAAGGCCCGAGAGGGCCTTTTTACTTGCTCTTTTGATAAATTTAGTGTATAATATACACTTACACGGAAAGGATACACTATGTCTAAAGTAATGAAACAAGAACGCATGCCAAAAGATTGGACATCTCGCCAATTTTCTGATTTTGAAAAAAATAAAATTATTGAAAAACTTATTACAGCTCGTGTGGGTTTGCTGTTGAGGCATCCATTCTTTGGTAATCTTGCTACACGGATGAAGTTAGTTGATGCTAGCGACTGGTGCTCTACATTGGCAACAGACGGCCGCACATTCTATTACAATAACGGCTTTGTACAAAAACTAACTCCTAAGGAAGCAGAGTTTGGGTTTGCTCACGAAGTTCTGCATAACGTGTTTGATCACATGGGACGCCGCGACAGTCGAGATCCAGTGCTGTCTAATATTGCAGCTGACTATGCTGCTAATCAAATTCTTAAAGATGAACGTATTGGTGTAGTTCCAAACTTCATTAAAATTTATCAAGATGACAAGTATCGTGGCAAGAGCTACGAAGAAATCTATGCTGAGATATACGAAAAAGCAGACAAGATTGATTTTAAATCTCTTGGTGAACTGCTAGACGAACATCTGGATGACGCAGATGGAGATGGCGATGGAGATGGCGATGGAGAGGGCAACGGAGAGGGCAACAAGGACGGGAACGGCAAAGGTCGTCCTAAACTAACTGAAGAAGAAAAGAAGGCTATCCGTGAAGAAATGAAAGAAGCTGTATTGGCGGCTGCACAATCCGCCGGTGCTGGTCGAGTGCCAGCAGGTATCCGTCGTATGATCAGTGATTTTACTGAGCCTAAAATGGATTGGCGTCAAATTTTGCGTATGAACATCCAAAGTATCTTTAAAAGCAATTTTAGTTTTGCTCGTCCAAATCGTAAGAGTCAACATTGCGGTGCTATCCTGCCCGGAATGATGAATGAAGAAACAATTGATGTGTCTGTAGCAATTGATATGAGTGGCAGTATTTCGGACGCAATGGCCAAAGACTTTATCAGCGAAGTTAAAGGTATTATGGATGAATACAAAGATTTCCGTTTGGATCTCTGGTGTTTTGATACCCAAGTATACAACTACGCACGGTTTACTCCCGATGCTGCTGATGACATTTTGAGCTATGAAGTTAAGGGCGGTGGTGGTACTGACTTTGATGTTAATTACGAATTTATGAAGAATGAAGACATTATTCCAAAGAAATTCATTATGTTTACTGATGGATACCCTTGCGGTAGTTGGGGTGATGAGGATTATTGCGATGCATTGTTTGTTGTTCACGGCAATGATTCCATAATTGCACCCTTCGGCCAGACTGCTTATTATAAATAAAGTAGGTATATAATGTCTCTAAATAGAGGAACAGTAAATGCTTTGTCGGTGTTAGGGTTAAGAAAATTAACTTTTATTCCAGAGCATTTTTCTAAACTTGCAATAGAGCATAGATTTGATGTTAAGGACATCGAGCATTGGATCGAATATAACCTGGATAGCAGATATGCTATCCGAGATAGTTTTGGTTTGGATAACAATAGGAAACTTATTTCTATTACTGAAATAGGAATAGAAGATCCTAAAGAACTTACCATGCTAGCATTAGGATGCCAATTTTTAATAAAACAATAAGGAATTAAAATGGAAGAACAGACTCAAGAAGCAACACAACAGCCAGAGCTTACGCTCACCGACTTAGCAAATCTGCGTTCAATTGTAGAAGTTGCTAGTCGGCGCGGTGCGTTTGCTGCTAACGAAATGACAGCAGTTGGTACAATGTACGACAAACTCAATGTATTTTTGAATGCAGCAATGCCTCCAAAAGCTGAAGATCAACCTGCAGCCGCAGAATAATATAAGGAGATTCGCATGGCTAACGATACAAAACATGTAGGAAAAATGAAGAACAATTCAGCAAGAGTTGCGGTTGTTTACCGGGCTTTGCCCGGAGAGCCTGCTAACGCATTAGTGGTAGGAACCAACGGATTAACTGATTCATATCACGATTCATTAATGAGCTTGATTGAAAGCGATGCTGGACAACAAGCCAATGAACTTGCAGATGTATTAGCCGTGCGACGCTTTCCCGACGGAACTGTTATGTTGCAATTCCTACATTCCAATGGGCACCTTAAAAAAGTTCCAACTAACATTGTGCTAATGACTCCAAACAATAAAACTGCTATTCCACTAAATGAGGTCAATCAACTGATTGCTACTCAAAAGGGAATTAAAATAGAAGACCTAGCAGTGTCCGATGGAAGTCAAAAACCCACAGAAACAACTCGTGGTAAGGAAGAAATCATTACAACAGATGAAGTAATTCATACTACAGTAAAATCAGTAGTTGCTGAATCTAGTGAAGACATTTCTGATCCAGTACTAGTAGCAAAACAATATCGCTCCAAAGCTGACAAGCTGGCAAAAGATGCTGCTAATTTCCGTAGAATGGCAGATGCTATTGATCCTCCCAAAGCAAAAGAAACAAAATCAAAAAAGTCTGTTGAGATTGCTTGATAATGCATCAAGAACAAGGATATCTAACTCTTCTAAAAGAAATTTTAGAAACAGGTGAACATCGCCCGGATCGCACCGGCGTTGGAACTATTAGTAAATTTGGACTACAATTAAAATTTGACCTACAACAAGGATTTCCAGCAATTACCACAAAACGGTTAGCCTGGAAATCAGTTGTTAGTGAACTGTTATGGTTTATTGAAGGTAGCGGAGATGAGAATCGTCTAAAAGAAATACTACACGGTAGCCGTAATAGCACAGAAAATACTATTTGGTCTGAAAATGCTAGTGCAGACTATTGGAAACCAAAAGCAAGATTCAAAGGCGACTTGGGTCGAGTATATGGTGTTCAATGGCGACAATGGCGTGCTCCGGTGTTTGGTGCAAATCGTATGGCAGTTAAGCATATAGATCAGTTACAAACATTGATTAATGGTATTAAAAAAGATCCATACGGACGTAGACATATTATTAGTGCATGGAATCCCGGCGAGTTAGAATCAATGGCATTACCACCTTGCCATATGATGGCGCAGTTCTATGTAAGCAATGGTAAATTAAGTTGCCACATGTATCAGCGTAGTGCAGACATGTTTCTCGGAGTGCCGTTTAATATTGCTAGCTATGCTTTGTTCACTCACATGATTGCAAAAGTATGCAATCTGTCAGTAGGCGAACTAATTATATCCTTTGGTGATACTCATATATATGAAAATCATTTGGAACAAGTTAGAGAGCAGTTAACTAGAGAACCTTTAGAATTTCCATCATTAATCCTTAATGAAGATATTTTAGATATCTCTAAATTCACAATGGATGATATTAAATTAGTTAACTACAATTGCTATGCAGCAATCAAAGCACCAATGGCTGTTTAGACTACCAACACTTCAATAGTACCAAAGCCTTCGGAGCAACCTTTGAGGGCTTTTCCTATTACGGTTCCTATTTCTGGATGAGTGGTAGTTGTAGCATACCCTGGATGTGCGCTTGTTACTAATAGATCACCTTTCATAATAGGACCTATAACTTTACACGTAACTCGACCTTTTAAGGCAATATAGGGATGAGTTTCGTCAGTTCCTGCCGCAGAATTCATCATATAGGCTGGGTTTTTACTCACTATGCCCGCTACCCTTGTATCAGCATATCTAGTGGTTACTGTGACTTCTTTATCGCCGCCAATTACTAAAACGGTGCCAGCTTCATAGACCGCATCTGCTTCGTATCGTTCAGCAAGGTCAGCATATAATGCACTAGTTGCAATACCTTCAAATCTAGTTGCTTGTACATAGTTAGTAGATGGATTATAATTAAATCCCCAGCTTACGCTACTTTTACCTACCACTGTAGTTATACCAGAAGAAGACGTTGCAGGATCAATTACAACAAAAGATACTGGAAAATATCCAGAAGTAGTTGTGTTTACTTGATTGCTTATACCGCCTGCAACGGTGGCAGTTGATGCCGCAATTGCATGAGCAGCAGTTCCCCATAATATAGTACCGCCGGTATATGCATATGTACTGGCATTAAATGTTGCAGAAATTCCAGTTGTAGGGTGTGCATCAGATAAATTTATACCCTTATACAATTTTTTTGGTGGAGACTGCTCAGCATATAATGGATAATTATTTCCAGTTGTATCATTTTGCAATATATATTCGTCGGCCGATACTGTTGCAATTATATCAGCACCTATAACTGCTTTGATATTGTAAATTGGAACATTTGGTTGAATGGTAGATTGTTCGTAATCGCCTCTCCATCCAGCTTGTGTATCTGCGCCCGTTGGAGGTCCAATTAATGTATATTCAGATCCATTGTACGCATATAACTGCTCACCAGCTGTATAATACCACAAATCACCTCGTGCGGGATTTCTAATAGTTGAAGGATTATCTAAACTAACATCAATATTTCCAACACCTTTCCATGCAGTAACATCATAAACTTTTAATTGTTTATTAGCTGTATCGTACCAAATTTGACCCTCAATTGGCTTTGGTGGTTCTGATGTATTGGCAAAATTTTCCAATAATTTTATAAAATTTTCATTTTGAAATTCACCATAACCTGCATAATTTCTACCTAGAAATTTTAAATCGGTACTTAGGTCAACTGATGCATCTTGTACTACTGTAAGTACAGCACCATTAGTTTTATTTAGAGTATATGACATTTTGTTTATTCCTTATATTACTACCACATTGGTCAATGCACCAATACCATCACTATAATAAACATCATATGATTTCCAAATTTGAACACCAGGATGCAATGGATCAACAATTAACTGAAATCGTCGAACAGACGGAGTGCTATTGTAATAACAAACTACTTTTGCATCCGAATACAACGGATAAGCAACTTCATTATGTAACGTATTAGTTGCAGTACTGAATATTAGAGCAAGAAAATTGCCAATAGCAATATTACCAGTTTCTAAATTAACAGGATTATCAGGATCACCAAAGCTACTAACATCGTAATAAGTGGTTAATGTTTGAATAGGTGGTATTTGTCTAATACCATCTATATATAAATTTCCCTTGACATCTAGATCGTTAAGTGCAGTAACACCTTTTACTACTGTAGAAGTAGTAGAAGTATTAAAGTAATTAAGTGAATCGGCTGCTGACATATTAAATGTTGCATTAGTAAGTAATCCTATGGCAGTACCATATGAATACATCACTCCAACAGCTTGTGCTACATCTGTATCATCATCTCGCAATACTGTAGGAGCAGTTGAAATTCCAAACTTACCATACAATCCAGACACGTCGGGCCCAATTGTTCTGTATACAGATCCATTACGAATTTTTAATTGGCTATTAATGGTATCATACCATAAGTCACCTTCACTTGGTTGAGTAGGTGTTGTTCCACTTACTTGTACACCGTAGGGAGGATTAAATGAAGTTCCATTATAGACATTTAGTCTGGCATTATCTGTATCATACCAAAGTTGTCCAATTTGAGGACTACGTGGTTGTATATTAAATGCAAAATTTGTTAGTAGTCCAACAAGATTGTTATTAGCATACTGACCGTAATTGTCAACGTTTTTTCCAATTAGGTCTAAACTAGTAGTGCTATTATCAACATCTCCCACTGCTAGAGACACAAGAACTGTACCGTCGGTGTTATATATAATGTATGCCATAGTTTATGTCTTTATGATATATGTTAGATATGTGCCAGATGCCACTGGTGTGGATGTTGTCATATTAGGAGTTCTAAATGTTCCAGACCCTGCGGTACCGTGTGTTGTACCAATCTTAGCATATAATTCAGGATATACAGATATTGAAACTGCACTATTGTCACACTTTAGATATCCATCGGGAATATTTGAATTAATTCCGTAACCAACTATCATTCCGGTTATTACCAAGTTTGGCGATACACTGGTACTATAATCCGATTGTGTAAAAACATTAGCAGCAGTAACAAGTACCCCTGGTGAAATTTCTAATGAAGAAGCTCTATCAGCTAATCCATTATATTTTGAAACAATTTTATTTGTTAAATTTGTTCCAACTTTAATAGTTGAAAAACCATCAATAACAGTTCTAGGAGTAAATGCATCATAAGAAATAATTTCAACAACATTTCCATTAACCCAATTTTTTATAATAGGATAGCTAACTCCAGTAATGCTTGAAGCAGTAGTAGCCTCAATTCCTGTCTTACTAACACCAGTTACTAAGTTTGGACCAACAATGGTCCATGTACCGGCATTACTTATTTTTAGTTGGTTATTATTTGTATCAACCCATATGTCACCATCAAGAATGCTACTAGAAAATCCAGTATCTCTAGGATTAGTTGCTTGTTGATATATACCGCTTGCACTAGGCCACTTGTCTAGTGTAGACTTTCCATTATTAATTCTTAATACAGGTACATTGCTACTAGTATCATACCATAACTGACCTTTAATTGAATGTTGAGGTTGCGTTGGGCTTGCAAAATTTTCTAATAACTTCAAAAAGTTTTGAGCAGTTGGAAAACCATAATTTGAATAACCTGCACCTACCAAGTTTAAACTAGTTGATGTATTGTTTATTCCTGTTCCAGTTGCTCTTGAGGTAACTGTAATCGTAGTGGTAGTAGTCGGATCTGAAAAATGTAAGATGTAATCTGTTTGAGACATATTAAATTCCAGTACTAATACTTTGTATTCTTATTGTGTAATCAACTTGAATCATTCTATTCAATGACTTTTGTACAGGATGAAAGATAACGTGAGTAATTAAAGAACCCATATTTGGTCCAGACTCGCTATAAGATTTTAGTCCTAATTCATCAAATATATAATTAGTGGATGCCGATGTTCCGGTATCAAATGCCAATTGATTGCTTGGTTCACCAAAATCTAAAAGACAACTTATTAGCACATCACTATAGGCAGTTCCGTTAATGTGTCTTTTTTCCATGAAATTTCTTGCAGGATCTAAAGAAGATGGACGTCTTGCATCAACTGTTTTATAATAAGTTTGATTATATAATGAAGCATCACTACCCACAGTGTTAGGAGTTAAGTAAGTGATAATTCCAGTTGGATCTACCCTTGTTCCGCCATTTCCAAATACCATTTCTGCAATTGTACCATTCACTTGGTTTGAAATACTTTGTGCAAGTGCAATTGAAAAGTTTTCATAATGAATGGCGTTTCTCTTATCAATGAAGACTTCTTTAGTTGTAGGATCAAATATTTTAATATGTCCTTGAATGCTGACAGTACCTTTGTCAGTAAGGGTTGAATCTTTAGGTGAGTTACTCATGTTTTTATTATCCATAACGGTATTTATCTTTGTATTGCCCGGTAGTTTATTCTCCATAATAATATCTATCAGGTAATATTGCTTTCTTATCTTGCAAGAAAGTAGCTTGTATAGATGTACTAGCCAATAAAGAAACTATGCCAGTTCCAGTCCAAACTTGACCTTTCTTTTGCACAATTTTTATATCGGTATCAATCCCATTTGTATCTGAAATATTTAAGGTAAGTTGTTGTATTTTAGGTTCAATAAATGTCAATGGCCATGCTATAGTTATACTATTTGCAAATCCAACTCCCCAGCCGTTAAACAAAGTATTATGCCCTGAATAGGTAACTGTGTATCTAGCACCGCTAGCATCCTGCATGATCCATCCTGGCTGTATCTGCATGGTGGCTGTGGTTTCATGGAACACCCAACCCGATCCGGTAGGAGGTCGACCGGTAACCGAGTCATTAACTAACAAAGGTGTTCTTGGCGTATTAATAGTAATTGTAAATTCTGGAGGTAATATGCTAACACTATCAACAGTTGGATCATAAGAAATAGCAGTATCGTGATAGTACAACGGACTCTTACGTAACTGTCTTCCGCCATAATAAACACTAACTTGATCAACTAGATCCACCCCTTGTACAAAAGTAATTCCGTCACCAATAACAGAATTTCCTACTTCGCTAATAGCATAGGTAGTAGCTGTTGTTGATGTACTTTGTACTAAAATAACTTCAGTACCGAGAAGATCTTGATAAAAACTTTGATCAATTACTTTTGTTCCAATTGCAGATACATCTGCAGGACCTGTACCAAGAGTACTTCTTCTTAATCGACTTAAACGATTATTATCTTTCTTAAAGAATTCAATGCGCTCTCCATCAATAATAACAACTCCAGGACTATTAGTTGCAGGATTTGGCGAAATTAATTTACTACCATCCACTACATAAATTTCAGAATCATCAGCATGTAAAGGACTAGATAACGAAGTTGTGTAAAAATCTGCTAAACGGTTAATACCTTGCTTTCCAAACATATCTTCAAATATTCTATATCCAAGAATATCTGTACCAAACGATGCTGGATTAATTGTAGTAACAATTACAGTAGAGGATGAAGTAACTTTTATTGCATCGCTAATTTGTATAGTTCTTGAATCATCTAAAATTTCAAAATCATATCTAGCTGTTAAAGGAACGCCGTCAACATATACCCATACATAATCGTCAGCTGGCAGAGGAAGTGACATTGCAAACTTTCTGTATGGAGATCCGTCAAACTGTTCTGTCCTAATTAACATGTTATCATGATCAGTAAATGATATAACTCTTAATGTAGCACCAATAATAGGAGTGTTTAGAGATACTATATTTCCATCAATAAGGTACTCATATTCTCCACTAACTAATCCCATTACTGCAATTACATCTCCATTTCTTAACAATCCCTGAACAATAGTAATAGTATTATTAGATTCATTTAATACATATTCAAATCCAGGGCGTAATGTAACACCGTTAACATATACAGATACATCATTAGCAGTATAAGTGTTAGGATCACGGACATGTTTATTATCTACTTTATATATACGTTGATTATTTTCCACTTTGTAATAGCTAACTGCTGGAGGAGTTAATCTTAGTCCGTTTTGTTCAACAATTACTTGAGCACTTACAGGTTCTGATTTTTTTGGTGCAACTAACAATTCAACAGTTGATCCGCTCACTGTAAAGATTTCTTCGTGTACTCTATTGAAGTTGGTATAATCTGACTGGAAGAACCATACTTCAACTGTATGAGTACGAGTTGGATTAAGCCCCGTAACAACTACCGATGCACGGCCGGTTCCATCTGCCAACTCAATAGGTGTAAAAATTTCTCCAACTTCTTGCCCATCAATTAAAACATACACTTTCTTTATATCACGTATGCTTGCTAAACTTTCCACAATTACTAGACTTGAATTATTAACTGTTACCATGTTACCATCAATTACGGAATAGTCGCCGCCAATAGATATTGCAGTAAATCCAGCACGACCTGTTACTGTTTGAGGTGCCATGTGAATAGTGTTTCCAACCATATAGAATTGTGTAGATAAAGTGAATTCGGTTTGATTAGCTACCTGTGTAAACTTTTCTCCATTGAAGTGTACCATAATACCTGCGTATGCCCATGGAATAGTCAATGCCTCGCTAGTATCGTTAGGAGTAACTAAGAACGATCCTGAATAAACTAATGCGGTTGAATCTTCACCCTTAGTATAAACATTAATACCTAAACTATCTAATACTGTTCCGTTTACTGCTTCTTCTGGAGCATATCCAGATCTAACATTTAAGAAAGAATCTCCATCTAATGTATAATTAACTGGGTCTACATTAAATGTGCTAGAAATTACAGTTGTAGTAGTTGACAATCCAGCAATTATACCGGCTGTATTCCAAAATTCAATTGTTGGATCACTGTATAGATTAATATCAAGATCGTAATAAGCATCTGTCATTTGATAAAATTCTAATACTAATCTGCCATTGCTAGATTTTACTGCTCTATAATATTCCTGTGCTGGATATGGTCCAATTATTGGAATACCAGTTAGCATAGGTGCTAATAACCCGTCTTTAAATATTACAATTTTAGAAACATCATCATATGCATATTGCGTATCTACTACAAACGATTCGGTATTGTAACTAAATCTATCTACAATACGATCAATGTATATGCCGTTTGTTTCAATATTTTCTAATACTGAAAATAAAGTTGCTGACGATGCTGCTGACGGATATGTAGTTGTTGTAGAAAGTTCTACAGTGGAAATTACAGCAAATCTATCAATGTCAATAATAGACGATACTTGATAGGTGCCATTAAATCCATAGTCGTCAATACCGTCAACAGTGATTCTATCACCTTCAACTATACCTCCGTTGAATGCTGTTATAGTTTTAAATATTATCTCTGTTCCAACATTAGTTGATGTAGATTTACCGTATCTAATATTATAATAACTATTATCTATAGTTATATAATTAAGAACTGAGTTTACAGATGAAACGACTGTATTACTCCTAATTACATTTGTAGAATAATTTGTAAAATTAATTTCTTGCCATGGAACAATTCCAGTAGTAGTATTAAGATACAAAATTGTTGTTCCAGTTGTAGCATTAGCAACTAATTTTGCAGATGTATAATCTGTTACAATGTCACTCCATGAATCAACATCATAGGAATTGTTTGTATCCCAAGGAATTGAATAATTAAAAGGTAACCCTTGTACGACAGATCCAGGGAATACAGTTCCTGTCATTAACGATGAAATTGCAAAAGTTCCTGTATATAATTGTTCAATCATATCTACAGCAGTATATAATTGAATACTCTTATTATAGGTAATATTAAACACTTGATATTTTGCAGGAACATAATTTAAGAAAACAAATCTTGAATATTTTTTAGAATAATCATTATATGTTTCTGTATAATATTCAATAGTATAGTCAGAGGAAAGAATTAATCTTCCATCCAATGTAGGTTGAATATTTAATTTATTAGGTTCCGCTAACCAAGACAATACAAATTTATCATCTCTACCAGAACAAGTAAATGTATCATTAACTTGAAGATCACCAATTTCAGATGCGGAACTAACTCTATTAAATTTAAGTCCAACGGTATTTTTTCTAACTGTTTGATTTAATAATATAGCTGATGCAGTAGCATTAGTAAGGTTGGTTCCAGTAATAGATACAGAAGGTAATTCAGTATAACCAGCACCTGGGTCTGTAATTAATATCTTATATACTCCACCGCTTCTTAGATATGCTTCAGCAGTGGCAGTAGTAGTAACATTTGGTCCGCCGCCATTAATAGTTACTACTGGAGTAGTAGTATATCCAGTACCTGATTCTGCAACAATAACAGACCCAACTGAGTAGGTATGATTATCTGTCCACGCTTGACTTGGAAAATCAAAATCAGTAAGAGTTAGATCGTAAAGATCATCAAGGTATGTATACTTAGAAGTATAAGTTCTTATATTTGAATGATAAGGTTTAACTTCTCTAACATATTCTTCAAAATATTGCTCATTATCTAATTTATAAACAGGACGTTGATCCAATACACCCACTTGATTAGTAACATTTATAAATGAAGTTTTAAATGCCCAATCTAAAAGTTTCTGCTCAGTTAATGCATATCTTACCGCTGCAAAGAAGAATAGATTCCAATTGATTTTTAAATCATTTACAAATATATCATTCTTTAATGCTTGCAATATATAATATACTTCTAAATCAGGAATTTGATCATAAAGTGTTTCATCCAATGTAGCAATATCGTAATCATAATTTAAATTATTGTAATTCCAGATTGATTCATTAATTTGTATAGTACCTGCTTTTCTATAAACAATATTATAGAATGGTGAAAAATTTCCCTCTGTGGATACTCTTTCAAGTATAGCATAGTTACCATCGCCTAAATTTTTAATATAAACATAATCGCCAACTGCGACATCATATAACGAAGCAATTTCTTCAGTGGTATTAATTACATACTGATAATCTTTAAATTGATTAAAAGTATCATCAACCCAATCTACATTGTTCCAATAAAGGGGAGTATTGTATGTTTGATTTTTAATTCTAATCCACCAGCTGTCTTGATCTGTATTAGTATCACGAGCATTATAATCAAATTGATGTTTGGTCCAAAGTCCTTGCCATTCGGCATCTGTTGTTATAACAACAGTATGCGGTCGTACTATTAATTGAGGAACATTAACAAATCCAGAACCTGAATTTGAAATAGTTACTGCAACTACTTGGCCATTTGCATTTATTTCAGTTAATAATTCTGCACCAGACAAATCTGCAACTATAGTTACTGATGGTGCAAGACTATATCCATACCCTGGATTAACAATAGTTGCTGATGCAATTTTGCCATTAGAAATAACACATTCAATTGTTGCTTGTTCAAATAATGAAGAATCAACTGCATTACGTACTTCTCTACTGTCAACTATTAAATCATATTCTCTGGTATAAAGATCAGGCAATGGCTCTTGAAGATTTAATGTATCAAAATTATATGTTCCAGCTGTTATTATATTTTTAATCAATACTGAGTTAGCAAATTCTATTACATTTCTTAAAGCACCAATTCTATCCTTAAACAGAGTTTGTTGAGGACGTATTCCTGTTCCATATCTATTTCTAGAAGTTAAGAAAATATCAGGTACAGCATTCCCATTTAGATCATGTCCTAACAAACTATCAATTAATTTTTTCTCCAACAGCGGTGTTGGTACACTGTTAGCAGTTCCCTCTGATAATAATATCCATTCTGTATGTCGTGGAATATTATTCATACCGCTATCTGATGCAATATTAACACTTATACGATTACCAATTAATGATGTTTGAATATTAGCAAATGCAATACTGCTTGGAGATACTATTTCAGCAAATTTCAATCCATAAGTAAGAGGATCTGAAATAATTCTAGATACCTGATAGCTACTAATTCTTCTATTTTTAGCACCAGGAACTGTTACTTTATTTTTAACCCAGAAATAATATACATTCTCAAATGAGTTTGTTACATTATTGAACAATTGTTTAACTGATATGCTACTGTTATTAGGGTATTTAGGTTGTCCACTAATGCCACTAGTTAGTCCACTATTGGTATCTGCTTGAGCAGCCCATTCACTAGGTAGTAAATCAGACTTGACCCATTCGTAAACATCTACACTAGATCCTGGGAATAATTTACCCCAATTGTTTTTTCTATAAATTTCATCGCCTTGTTCGTACCAAGTATATTTTACAGTACTTAGATCCCACCAAAGTTCTCCAACGTGCTCATCAATCCAACTGGTATCAGCATCTACAATATTATTAGCCAATCCTATTGAATAGGTAGCAGGATCAAATGCAGATCTATATTTTAATTCTTGCTCTGCCAATCCAGAAATTTTTCCTTTTACTGGATCAATAATTTCAAGATATTCAGTCACTTCTTCTTTAAGTGAATCAATTAACGCAATTCTATTAATAGTAGATACATCTACTAAATCTTCTTGCTGTCTTAATAGATTCCAACTACTAGATCCGTTGTCAATTTTATCATATTGAAATAATGTAGAATTATCAGATCCTGATGACGCAGTTGATGGTGCTCCAATGAATATTCTATTATTAGTAGCTGCAACAGATGCTCCGTATCTACTGCTAGTTAGTATATAGGAATTTGTTAATTCATCTGACGGTATAAAATATCCTTCAAGATTGTTAAACACATATACAGTACCAGATTCAGGAACTGGTGCAGAAAATTGAGTGGTACCACCATCAAATGTTGTTTCACCAGTTCTAGTATCAACATCAAAATATAGTATATTAGATTCATTAATTCCTAATGCACTTATAACTAGAGTTTCGTTATCTTTACTAATAGAGATTGCAGTTCCAAATTTTAAATTGTTGTGACGGAATGGATTATTAATAATCTGATGTAGCGTTGCAACTGTACCATTAAATTTATATACAGCAACTTTGCCGTATGGTTCACCTACTGTTTTAGTATTAATTGATGAAACAAAAATATATGTTCCATCTGCGGAAACACTAACTTCGTTTCCAAATGCCTCAGTAGTGCCAAACGGTGAATATATTGTTTGTATCCAATTTAAATTTTTGTTAAACAGTTGAACAACACCAGTGATATTAGTAGCAGTATAATTTGGAGCACTAATAGCAATAATATTACCACTATCAGAGCCAGCAATCTTATGTCCAAATTGACTTCCGTTAGTTAACGCCACATGTGATGCTAGGGTAATTCCTTGAGAATGTGCTGCAACACTAATTGGTGCAGTTAAGGTAGCACGAGTAATAGAATAGGCATGAACCCTTCCAGTATTGTTCCCTGGCGCTGAAACTAACAACATAGACGATGCAGTGGCCGAGGTTGATGCTACATATATAGAATGTCCAAACTTATCATTAGAGGCCGGGTATGGATTTAATAAGACTGCTTCAGTTTGTTCTTGATTAATTACGGTCTTTTTACTACTAATCTTAACCAAACCTTCTGAAGTAAATGATCTTACATTACCGGCACCTGTACTAAGTGTAACTACTCCAGTTGGAGAATTAGGACCTCTAACATTAGTTGCAGCAGGTGCACCTGCAACATATAATTTTTTATTGGTATCGTATGATAACGAGTATCCAAAGTCAGAAGATATTGAGATATTGCAGTAAGTTTTAGATATACTGTTTAACGCATATTCAAATTGTTTAGATAACGTTCCAGTAATTGCGTTTTTAAAGTATACCCACACTCTACCAATACCCGGAACTTTAACAACAGGAAATACTGAAGGATCAAATCCAGGAGCCGAAGCTAATACTACATTAGAATTGTCAGTGGCATATATTGCGGTTCCTAATTTCTGCCCTAATGGAAATGATAATGTATTGTAAATATTTGACGCTGTAGAATAATTTTTTACCTTTTCGTATACTTTCCATTTTCCATCTTCACCACTGTCAATCCAAACTTTTTCTCCATAGTTTGCTGTTAAAACATCTTTAGTGCCGGCAAGTTGTTCTGTATTATTGTATCTTACATTTTCAAATTTAAATAATGCACCATAACTTAACAAGGTAGCATCAACTATAGTAACCAAAGTTGACGCTACAGTAAATTGATCCAACCTAGGGATACTACTTACTATATAAATTCCATTTACTTGATCATTAAATCTAACTACAGAAACTATATCTCCCACTGATAGTCCGTGATTGATATCAGAAGTAAATGTAATACTTTCGCCTGGCGCACTTAAAAATACTCCAGCAATTTTAGCAGATTGTTTAGCATATCGATAAACTGTCCAACTTCCATTTTCTAAAAATCCTAGCCATATAGTATCGCCTTCTTTAATTAAAGAATTATTTGCAATATCTAAGAGACTGTTTTTATTGTAAGCGGTAACTGTTACATCGTTGGCCCGTACATATCCTGCCATTGGTAATTCTATATTATTATCATCGTATGTGCTAGGATATGTAATAAATGATGCAGTAGGATCAAAATTATTTGGTGTTAATAATAACGATGCGGACTGAACATAATTAAGTAAGGGGTTTGCATCAGTAGGAATACTGTTAACTATTTTAGTAGCGTATGGATTTTCAGAAGAAATTCCTTCATGCAATGTAAATTCAAGTTCGTTATAAGTTGAGAACCCGCCGTATTCTCCTGTTCTAAATGCCCAGTCTTCTGTTATAGAAACTTCGCCCTGACGAGTAAATTTACCAACTTTAGCTAATTTGTCAATTGCGTTCTTAGTTCCTTTTTCTCTTATGAAACCTTGATAGAATTTATACTGGCTAACTGGATTAGTGAAAATATTGTTTAAATATGTCCGTGGAGTATATCCTATTAGATGTTGCGCTAACTGTTGTTGAGCAGAATCAAAATTATCAATATCTAAACTATAAAAATCTTCAAACTGATTAATTTTATAATCAAAATTAGGAAGCAAGTTTGATTCTGGTTTACTGTTTAGTTTAGTCCACTTGACAAAATCAAATGTAGCATCATTAACAATCTTAATATTAGACTCGTAATATGCTCCGTTGTATCTTACAACTTTACCTGGGAGATATGTTGAATATGTTTTCCAATCAACTATATCTACCGAGTCGTATACAAATCCAGGACTGGACAAATCGCCATTCCAATTTAAAGTTCTAAATCCTGAAAGTTTTATTCTTCGTTGTTTGTATCCAGTTTCAATGTCATATATTGTATCGTTGAATATTGTAGAATTATTAAAGACCATTCCATGTTCTTTTTGTACAGAATTCAATGTTGCAAAAAATATACCTTCCTGGGTATCAACTGCTGTAATAGTGCATACGCCGTCTTCTCGTGCTAATCTAAATTTATCAATAGGAAATGATTTTCCATCTGCTTTTAGCAAACTATATTCATATTTTCCCGTAGAAATATTATCAACAATTGAATCCGCAAAAGAATATTTTAAATAATCTGCAAATGGACTTAATGTAATTAAGTTACCGTCGGCCCAATTTTGTGTAGACCAGTATAAGAATTCTTTTCCAGTAAATTTCCAATCTATAATTTCATTTAAATCCGTATTAAATTCATCAAATATAAATCCCTGACTTTTGAGATATGCACCATAACCAAGTAACATATCGTATACTTGTTGTACAGATGTGTAGCTTGTTCCATAAGGAACTTTAGTTACAGTTGTTTCAAATCTTGATGGCAATTGTACTGTGGCACCACCAGTAACTGGCAATGATGGCAATGGATAGAATAATGCAAGGTTAAATGTAGACTGTGCTGTGTGACCAACTTTTACTCTATAAAATGTTCCATTATATCGTACAAGTTGTCCTGGTTTATAATACCGTGTTGTATTTGATTGTGTAGAGGTAATGTCAATAGAGCTAAGTCCACTATTTCCATTATTAACTACACTGGCCCATTCAGTAAATTGTTCAGATTTTCCGCCAACAGACAGGGCACCTGCTGAGTTTAAACTTATTGGATTAAGAATTTCAAAATAAGGATTAATTTTATCATATCCTTTAACAATAAATTTGCCTTCAAATTTTTGTACAATGACACCCGATATGCTAGCTGATTTAATTGGATTACTTACATTTAATAATAATGTATAATCTTCTGGTGGTAGTACTACACCCTGAGCTTGCGATAATGGATCAATTGAATCAATAAGAATTTGTAATTTATCCTTACTAACAAATCCACCTACCTTATGGAATAAATTAAAATCAAGATAATCAAAATCTTGATTCAACGTATCTCGATAATTTAAATCTTTTTGTAAACCTTTTTCAACAATGTATACACCAAACCCAGCTGTTTGTACAGGACCTTCTATTAGAAGTTTATTAAGATTTAAATAAAGATCGTCAGTTAGGTAATTTATTTGACCTAATTGATTTAATTGTGTTCTACTGGTATCATACATTGTTGATGTATAGGTACAAGGATCAAGTAATGCAGCGGCTGCATTCAATGCAAATGGCCAGTAGCTACTTTTTCTCCATGCTGTTTCTGCAGGGCCTTGATCACCAAATACCCACTTAGATGTTTTTTCAGTATATCCATTTGCACTTACTAAGAACGATGCAGGATCTTTTAAATTTCCAGAATTATCAACTGGAACAATATATAAAAATAAAGAACGAGCATAATTACGGTTAACCTTAATGGACGGTGGTTCGTTAGTTTTTCCATTAATAATTGCAGATATTAAAGCAGATCTTTTAGCATTGTCTGTCCAACTATAATAAGTATCCCACCATGATGGTTTAGAAGAGTAACCAAGCATCTCCCAAGGATGGGTATGTGGACGATCAGTGTCATAGAAATATTTGTAAATACCTCTCCAGTGGCCAGGCACAGTGTTTCCTAATTGTCCAACACTACCTTTATAATTCCAAGAAAACGGATTTCCTTCATCAAAAGAATTATTGGTATATGCATCAATATTATATGTTCCTGTCCATTTAATAAAATCTTTTGTTAGGATATCGGTTGCATCTGATAAAACATACTTGTCTTTTCTAAATGCGCCGGGAATAACAGCATTAACATCAAATACCGTTGCATCGTATGATACTTTTATATTATTGTAAACACGTTTTTCAAATTCAAGTATTATAGCATCTCTATAATCATTGTATGCTGGTAATATACTTCCGTCATGCCCTTGAATAACATTTACATCGTTACCTATATAAGAACTATCAAAATAAATTGCAGGAGCATATGCAGGATATAATCCCAATTTACTAGGAGTTGCAGGAACAAACGAACCTAAAGTATCTGGATAATAACAAATATCTATAACATCCCCAAGTGATAATAAATTGGTAAAAGTTATTTCATTATGTAAAACAGTATAATCTTCGCCTACTGCTAACTGCTCATCATTAACATAAACTAATACAGATTTAAAACTTAATGAGGTAAGGTCAAAATCATTGCCGATTGGATATGTAACTATATTAACATTAGTAACTGTGCTTGAACGTACAACTTTATTACCTCCATACCCTAACATGTCAGATCTGTAGTAGGAAGAATAAGAATTTTTACTAGCATTAATTTCAAGTAATGCAATATCAAGAGCAGCCGCAGGAGAGACATTGCTATCAATTTTGGCAATAACTCTTAATAGATTCATTTTAAATTGATTGTATTGATCAGCCGCTAACCTAAGTGCATCAACTACATTGTGTTCTTTCTTTCCAAGGAACATTTGAGCAAATGCGATTGGATTAGAATTAATAATTAGTCGTGTTCCAAACTTTGTATAATCAGATAAGTCTCGTAAATTACTAGTTCCAGGAAATACTCCAGAAAAATTATCAATACGATTAACCATAGTCAATAAGTGATTTTCAAGTTCACTTAAGGTCATATCAGTAATAGGTCCATTTAAAGGATTATTAGTTAGACTTAGAGGAGTCTTATAAAATCCATTACTGTTAGGAATAGAATTAGTAACTATTTCTAATGACACTACATCATTTATTTTAAGAGTCTTATCAAATGTTACAGTTAGTGTAGCCGTATTAATAGTTACAGCAGCATAAGAATTATTAATCAACGCCGATACTGAAAGACTATCTAATTGATTAAAGGAAGAAATTTTTAACGTGCTAGTACTGTTAATAACTGTTTGTATTTCAACGACTGGAATTGGATTATCCACAGAAGATTGCCAAACATTAGGATACTGTGTAGTACCATACGGTATATTAATTTTAAAATATCCAATTCCAGTAGTAGAATTAGAACTTACACCATTAGTAGTGATATTAACAACATCGGACATAAAGTAATTCTTAAACAAGTAACTACCAACACCTACGCTATTTTGATACTTTAATGGAAATCCCAAAACACTATCAGCCGTGCCTGTTCCAACATCGTATCCAAATATTTTTGATCCAATAAAATTAGAACTACCAGGCTCTTTATTTCCAAAACTATCATTATTACTATCAAAAATATCAAACAATGGTGCTTGATTTATATGGGTTCTTTGTTGTGAACCAACCCATTTAGAAGTACTTGCATTGTAATGCCAGCTTGTTCCTTGATTTAGTAATCCGTAATTAACCGACATTGAATTTTGATCCAATGCTGTTCCAACTTCTTCTAGAGTTAGAATATTATTAATATAATTTACTTGATAAATTTTTTCTCGGACACTAGGATCTCCAGCAGCATTAAACACTACTCGTTGTCCTTGTTCAAGCAATACTTGATCTACATAGTATCCAACAGTTCCATTTACATCAGAAAAAACATTTACTGTATTTGTATCAATTAAATCAATATTTTCAATCCCTTCAATACCAAAATTATACAATTGCAAATTAGGTTTAAATTCAACAATTGGTCTTTTTGCTTTTAAAGTTACAGGATAAACAGTTGTCTGATTATTAATCTCTGAAGTGATACGAATAATTTCACCGTGGAACCAACGATTATAACGAGACCATGGATTTAGATCATTGCTAGATCTATTAATTGTTACATACTCAGGAAGAGTTGGTAGCTTACTATCGCCGTCAAATGGGTAGCTATCAAATGCATCACTATCAAATGTTTCATTGTAAATATACGATACTGAATCGTTTACCTGTAGAAGATCTACCGCGACCAACTTGATACTGGTACCTACACCTTCAACGTAAAATTCTTTATTTTGAGAAGCAGTTGTTATGGTCTGTAGAGAAAATTTAATTTTCATGCCATTAGATAAATCGTAACCATTAGGCATTGTATATGATTCCATGCCAATAATATCAGTGTCAACATTAACAGCTGAATCTATTAAAATTGAATCAGGTCCGTTCACTAACCAATAGTATTGATTATAGTTTACTAGTTTGTCCCAGTCTATGTAAGGATCATATGAATAAATTTTTGATCTAAATAGTCTATCAAGATTATTAGTTTTAGCACCTTGAATTTCAAGTTCATTAATAATATCATCAAACGAAACTACATCAGTAATGTTAGATTCCTTATCTTTAAAAACTAATGCAGGCTCTAAAGAATAATTAGTTCTTAAATTAGAATCTTCATTGATATAAAAATCAGTAGTAGGATCATAATTTGGAGATATTTTTGAACCAACAAATCCGTCAATACGTTCTAACTGAGGCGTTTGTATTAGAGGATCAAGTGTACCAGATAAGAATTTTGAATTCTTATCAGTTTTTAAATACTCAGGTAAAAGGTTAACTGATTTTTTGTTATCCGCCATGTTAGGTTCCACTGTTTGTTATAATTGTTGAAGAAGATTTTAATTGAGATGCGGTAATTGCATCAATAACTTCAATGTCGCCGATTGTTGCTCCGCTTATAAACAATTCATTTGATAAACATGCCACTTCATACAAACTTCCAAATCCATTATTTGCCACAGGCACAATAATAAAGTTAGTAATATACGGAGTAAGTACATTCATAATATAAGTTGATAGTTCACTGAAGTGAAAACTTTGTCCAAATTCCCAATTTTCTAATGCAAAGAAATCATTGATCGCTGCAAGTATTTGTGTTTTTATATAGTTATCAGTTGTAATTTTATCAGGATTTTTAACTGCTTTAAATTTTGCTTGTAAATTAACATTGGCATTAGATCCAAATAATATTTTATACTGTACAGGATGAAATACAATTTCATCACTAATGGCTTTGATAGGTGTTAATGCTGAAAGATAATTTTGCCCAAGACTTTGACTAGTTGGAGGTAATGGTTCAGTTGATATATTTCCTAATAACCAACTTCTTATGTTACTATTGTAGGTATTAGTTAATACATAGATATCAATAATGTTTGATTTACTAGGATCAATTCTTCTTTCATTACCACTGTTGTGTTGATAATGGAATTTAATATCAGATCTTCCAATTTTTCCAATATATTGATCTGTATATATTAACGATGCAGTTGCAGTAGACCAATACTTTACTACATTAATTGCAGGATCGTAGAAATAAAATAAACTTCCAAAGTTAGTAGGGTTGGCAGTTTTATATGCATAAAAATCTGTATCTGTACTAAACGGTAATATATCTGCGGCACTTAAAACATATCTAGTGCTGTCACTATTTTTCTCAAAATATATATACTGATCACCAACAATTTCATCAAACGAATTTGGATCTAAAATTTGTCCTGTATTAGTTTCATCGTAGAAACTAACCTTAACTTTTGTTGGCTCAATGTATCCATCGGGCTCAACTACAGGCCCGTCAATTTGCCATGTATGATCGTATCCTAATCCAATAGTATTAGTTGCTGTTGTAGAATTTATTGAAAGCACAACAATTTTATCTTTAATTACAGTATTGGTACTGAAATCGTAATTTACCGTTGATGCATCATTAAAGAACGCAGTTTCTAATTCACTTTCAAAAAGATAATCTGTTGTTCTATACTTTACAACATAACTTCTGCCAGTCCACACAAAAGAAAATAACCAACTAGAATCTTTTCCTTGATCAGTAGAATCAAATTGATTAAACAGACTAAAAGGATTAGTAAGATTTAAATTGGAATTAAGTATGAACTGCCAGTCTCTTGTGGTGTTATCAATAGTTAACCCAAAATTTCTTCGAGTCATACAAATATTAGCAATTTCAGTTTCTATAGCATAACTTAAAATGCTGTTATACTTGTATATGATTTCACTAGGAATAGCGCCCTGGGGAACTCGTGTTGAAAAAATAACAGGTCCTGTTCCGTCAGACAAATTACCAATGCCATAATTAGAACCATCACCAATTACTTGTTTAACTGTGGCCCATATGTAAGGACGTCCTCCATTTGGAATAACTCCAGATAACGGTACAGTTTTTAATGCATTCTTTTGATCAAAATACTGCGGCGTAGTGTTGTTCTTTAAAGGAGCAACAAACTTTATAATAGATCCTGGAACTATATACTTTAAATTATTGTCAGCAAATACACTTACTGCTGAAGGAATTCCTGCTACCTTAAAATATCCACGACTTTCTTCTGAAATAACATTAGTTTGATTCCATGTAATAGAATTAATAGATGTTAATGATATTCTTGGAAATTGATCAATATAAAAAGATCTTAACAAAGGAGAAGAAACAATTGGATTAATTTGATTTTTAACAACTGCTAATACTTGATTTCTACTAGAAAACTCAAATTCAAATATATTTGTTTTGTCTTCTTTATAAAGTATTCCGTCATTGGCAAATATATTTGTTTTACTATAGCGGCCACTAACATCACTAAGATCAAAATATTTGCTTAATCCGCTGGAAATTCTGTTAACACTTTTTATTTTAAGTATATCCGAACCTGCGGTTAATGGAGCAATATTATAATCTTCCCCAGTAATCATCCTATTCTGAGTATAGTATGCCTGCGGTGCTTTTAATTGTATACTGGCATTGGTTTCAGGTCCTGAACTATTAGTAACAGTATATTGTAAACTCAATGTCATTTGTAATGTATGATTCTGCCCTAATGCATTTACATAAGGGATACTAACAGAAACTCCACTCATTTGTTCTGGTTTAATTACATAAGTTAATCCATTACTTTGTCTATAAAAGAATCTAAAACTTCCACTAGGTAATTCGCCAAATACACCATCTGCAAAAGTTAAATCAATTTGATCGTTTTCTCGAGTATTAACATTATAGATAGATCTAACACTCTTATTGATACTATTATATATTACATTATTACCAATTAAAGAAGAGACCGGTGTCCATAGTGTTGAAAAATTTCCATTCTTATCTAACTGCCACAACCATGTATCAGTATTGTTAATATTAGGAGTATTGATTCCAACTATTTCATTAGGCACAGGATTATCTAATGAGAATCTTGCAACATTTAAACTACCTTGTTTGAAATGTGTGAAGAACCCTGTATTTGCGCTGCTACTTCCTTGATTATCATTCTTGTATGTAATTCCAAATGCACTAGCCGGTGTTGGCGGAGATTCATATACATACGTTTGGTCATCAAATGTAGATGATACTACTTCAAAATTCATCGATGTTCCGTTGATGCTTTTAGAAAAACTAAATGCAGGAACATCAACTGACGAACTGTTAATCTTGTATTGTTCAGTAAGCACAGCATCAATAGTTGCACGATTGGTTGGATTACCAAAATTGGTAGACATTGCAGAATTTATAATATTAATAAATTGTTGATACCAATCTGGGTTGGTTGGATCATTCCATCCAATAACAGTATTTGCTAAGTTTGTACCATTAGAATCATATACAGTATCTGAAGTAGCAACTGCTGTAAGTTTTAAAAATCCGCTTGCTGGTACATTTCTTTTAGGATTGTAACTAACCAACTGTGCAAGACGTAGGATACTATCACGACGTTGAGCAGTTTCTAAAAAGTTTTCACGAGCATTTAAATCAATGCGGAAACTTAGATTCTGACCAAGATATGCAATGACATCAATAAGAGCAATGTATTCACTGCTATCAATAAAGTCGTTGAATTCTTCAGGATATTTTTCCTGAAGATAAGAAATCATTGTACGACGAAGAGTTTCAAAGTCGTAGCTCTTAAAGTCTGCATTACGGAAAGATTGATAAACTTTCTTCCAATCTTCGCTGACTAGTAGTTTTGTGTTAGTTGATGGTATCATAATATTCTATACCGTATTTATTGTATAAATTAAGTGGGTGTTTTATTGTACAGTTAGTCCAATTGCCTGATTAAATGCTAATTTCAATACGCTTGTTTGATTGGTATTTTTCATTGCTAATGTAATTTCAATCAAATATCCTTGAGGAAATTCGTTAACTAATATCCGTAAAGGATATACTCGAGGATCAGAGTTGCAAATCTTAGTAACATCATTTTTTAATAAAGTTTCTATTTGCGGAGTTAGTGGTTCCATTAAAATTTCCCAAATAATAGAACCAAATGTGGGATTCATTACACGCTGACCTTTACGTGTATTAAATTGATTAAGAATATCTTGCTTAACTAAATCAAAATCATAAAGTTTAGAACCCCGGTTGGTAGGATTAGCTGTGCTAAAACCTTTATAGTACTGACTTAATTTATCAGTATGTTGTTCGCTATAATTAGCAGGATTAATTTCTAAATTCTTGTAAGGCATATTATATTTATTCAATGAAAATTAGGGTTTACGCACAGGCGACGTGTCTGTACCAGTCCTAATAGGGTTTCCTGAACTATCAGTAATCATACCGCCATAACGGTCAGTTACATTAGACGAACTTGTTAGTTGTCCAAGAAAACACTCATAGTATCCCTTCTTGCGAGTATGAATATCAGGTGTATTGAATCCAATTGCTTTACACGCTGCTTCAAAATAACCAGGATCAGACTGTGATACTTTGCATCTATCAAGCATATACTTAACGGCAACTTCAGCGGCAACAGTGGCATCATTTAGCAAGGTAGGAGTAGCTAACAAATCTTTACTAATCATAGTTCCATATCTAGCATAATTGCTACGACCAGTTAATTGAATATAACCGCGGCCAATATATTTGCCACCGTCGCCCGGTTGTGTATTACCTAATCCTTTGCCTTTGGCAGTAGTACTACCATATAAGAATTCAGGTAATGTATTGTTTGGATTGCCTGCATACTGTTGAGCAAGTGCTGTATCGCCTTTAAACACACTAGGAAATACTTGTAACAATCTATCTGCAGAATATTTAAATCCTTCTTCGACAAGTTTCCATCTACATTCACCGCCTGCAATACCAAGCAATGATGCAATTGCAATTGGTGTAGTAATACCGTACTTGGCACAAGCTGCTTTAATAGCACTAATACCCTCTTGTGATGAACTGGCATTAATGTCTTTAGAATATTCAGGTGTGCAAGTTCCTGGAGTTACATCAGGAGGATTAGTAGACTCTTGTACTCCCATTGCAGGATTAGGTGGTATTCCAGATGCAGTTCTATCTGCTAATGTAACATCCGTTGCTTGAGGTGAAAACTGCGGAGGATTAATATTCTCATGCTGCGGCCATGGTTCATGCGTTGGTACACGCTGCATAATAGTTTTAATAGTACCGGTGTTGTAAAACACACTATTTGCCCAACCAGCACTAACTAATTTGTTAGGCAAACTAAACAATGGTAGATCTGGTGGAACTTCTGCAGGATCTGGCTGAGTAGGTGGTCCGGCACTAGGTCCGTTCCAATGAATATTAGCCCCAGATCCTACAATATTACCATTCGCACCAAGATTAAGTTGCGCAGCAGTACCAATGTTTATATTGCCTTCCGAAGACAAACTAATTGCTCCTTCGGCGGCATATTTAATATCTTTAGCAGATCCTAAATTGTAACTATTACCCACTGTGATCTTAACAGTATCACCAATGGTTTCATCGTGTGTGCCTCTAACTGCAATTTTTTGATCCTTGTCTACTGTCAAATAATTGTAACCAGTGATATTAGTTTCCATATTTTTGCCAGCTTTAACGTGTATGTTACGACCAGCTTCAAAATTAATATCCCTATCAGCAAGGAAGTTAAAATCTTGTTCACTATGTATGCTTACAGAGTCATGTGCATAGATATCAATCTTACCATTAGATGACAATTCAATCCATGCTGTACCTGCACTATTAGCAATGTAGATCAAGTCTTGACTGTTATGCATAAGGATTTGATGTCCGGTACGAGTACGCAATCTCACCAGTTCATTCTGCCCATTAACGTCACCGTCGTCCATAACAAACGTACTACCGCCTAATCTACTTACAGGTGCTTGAGCAGTGTTAGAGTACCCAATTGCACCACGTTTTGCACCGGCGCTGGTATCTAAGGGGCCGGGTGTTGATATGCCAAATACTCCACTTGGTACTTCTCTACGAGCACTGCTTGAAGTAACACCTCTAATTGTGTCTAACAACAATCCCTGTTGCATTAATCTATCAGCAAATGGATGTATTGGTCTAGCAAATCTTTCAGGGTTAGGATTTTGTATATCCTTTGATTTCTTATGAAACTCTGCAACAGGAAGATAATCAGTTCCATACTTCCTACGTTGCTCGTCGGTCATTTGTACCTGTCTACTAGCAGCAATGCCCGGGATCATATGATTCTGAAAAGTATCGGATACACATCCCATCCAAAATCCTTGATTAGGATCACCGTCGATAAAGATAACCATGACCGTTGATCCAATGTCCGGAGGGATTGCCCAGAATCCATAACTTTTCTGAACGTCGTTAAAATTACTACTATTATTTCCCTCATACTTAATAGATGTATTTCCTGCAAAAGGACTTAGGTATCTAACAACATAAGTTTCACCTTTTAATCGTGTGGCGCTAGGCATACCTTCAAATAATGCAACTTCTAATCCTCCCATATAAGTAGGATCAAGATGGTTGGTTACTTCGGCCAAATACGGTCCGGGTTTAGGAAGAGGCGAGCGCGATCTTGTTTCAGTTGCCATTTGTGTTATCCATTAAATTTGTTTACTAATTTGTCCAAAGGACTTGATTTCAAACTTCCAAATTTGTTTGATACGGAACCTACTACATTTGAATCTGGTATACTTAGTTGTCCTGTAATGCCTGACAATTGAGATTTAACAGACGCTAACTTGTCAATACCAACAGTTTCATCTACTTGATCCAAGTCTGGTGGATATTGTGTGTTTAAATAAGAATCTTTTATAACAAAACTGTTAACTCTTATGTTTTTAGATTCATTTATTAACTCAGCAGGAACTACATTGGTAGATAATTCATTAACGCTGTTAACTCCATATAAATTTTCAAGTGCAGTAGTGCCGCCTCGCTGTACAACCTCTGACGCATAAGCAGGATCAGCTTTTGCTACAGGTGCAGTAGCGTAAGGTGCAGTAGCAGGAATATTTTTTATTTTATCAGCAGGAATATAATCTAACACAAGTCCAGCACTAGCTGCCTGTGTTAAATTAACATTAGAAGGAATGCTGTTAATCATTCCTGTAATTTGAGTAGGTAACTTACTTTGTAATAATCCGCTCAGTCCTGATAGTTTGCTTGAATCTAATCTTACTTTTGCAGCAATGCTCTGTGGATCAGATAAAGAAGCAGTAAGAGCATTTATCTTATCACCAACACCGCCAACTAAACTATTAGTACCAGCACCTATTCCAGTTACAGCATTGATGCTATTATTGCTAATTATTGAGTTAACATTACTTATACTATCAGTTGGCAATTTAATAGAACTAATATCTAATCCTCGAGTTATTTCATTCATAGTAGGTATAGCAGGAATGGTAGACTCAATAGATACCGTTGCACCTTTACCAATGCCAGATCCAATATTAGCAATATTACGAGCAGCATTGATAGCAGAGTTTGCTAGTGCTCCTCCAATCATTCCAGCAGCTCTTTCTATTGGCAAGTTACCTGTTAATACATTAGAAGCGGCTGCAATAACTGAAGCAGACCCCAACGATTGTTGACTTAAATTTACAAGTCCCGATGATTGCAATCTTATATTTGATAATGCATCCTCGGCGCCGGGCAACGTTTGCCCTACTATTGAAGAAGCTTGGGAAAATTGATTAGTAATTTGCCCAGCAGTTTGATTTAATGATGTTGTAGGTGCCCCACCAAGACCACCGGAAGCATTTGTAAAATTGTTATCCGTGCTAGGTAGTCCTCTGTTTAATTGAGTGTTAACAGTATTAGAATCAGCTCGCTGTGACGGAGCAACAGATCTTGTATTATCAGGAACTATTTCATCTTTTTTATTTGGAATAGTAGATTGTTTGTCAGCAGGATCACTTGCACGAAGATTTGAATCTAATACCTGTCCAGGCATCCTAATGATATTTAATTTTTGTTTGAATACCCCGTCTTTAAAAGTACTAACCGCATTAAGGACTTGATATACTCCACTAAACGGAACTCTATTATTGTCAAATTGTGCCATGCCTCCATTTTCAAAACTATTGAAATCAATTGGGTTTCTAAAATTAATAGTAATCAGTGTTGATCCAGCACAATGATCTGCTTCATCTTTTTCAGTTGTGCCCTTTGCACCAGATTTAGGATTATAATTTCCTATACCACCAGTAGCAATATAAAACGGATCTCCTAGTATATCCATTTCTCCAGATATCATACTGGCCTTAGAGTTAACTACAGAATCGTGCATATACCTAGCCATGACGCTGTATGGATCATCTTTAGGTTGAGTTGCATTTCCACCGTATGCGGTAACAGGAGTTGCTATTACTTTAACAGGATGCTGAGGCACTTGATTCATTAACCGGCGGTCTTTAGCATCAAGATTTGGATCAGATGTATTATTTTTAATTTCAACATTATTTCCAGGTGCTGCGGCGGATTTTGAAGCAACAGTATCTTTATTACCCATTGCAGCAGGTACTGCTTCAAAGAATAATGTATTAAAATTAAGTTTAAAAGTTAAAACATCAACATTTTGACCTGTATAAAGATAATTGTAAGTTCTATGACTTATTTTTTTAAGGTCTTCTTCTTTAATAATTGATTGTCCGTATCCAGGTATACGAGTATAATGTATTTTGTACGGTACTATTTGATATGTATAAATTTGATAATTTCTTTTTTCAGCTTCATTTTTTTGTGTCTTATTAACCACATTAAGTTGAATCATGAAATATTCAAGAAATCCATATTGGTCGGGACAATCTGGTTTTTTTCCTATATTTTTTAAAATATCTTTAACGTAATCACTATCGCGCACCACTGCTGAAATAGCATCATTGATATTAATATTTTGTGGAAAATTTACAATAGTTTTGCCAGGAGTATATTTTATCGACTCCGGTTGCTTTGCCTGTTGCTCAGCGGTAGGTTTTTTAGAATTGTCTGCTTGATATGCATTAGGCTTTTGTGTATCACCGGGTTCTGCCATGGCATACAATGCATTGTCTTTTAATAATTCAGTTAACTTCTTACTGGCAATTTTTGTATTAACAGTATCAACAAATTCTCCAGTTGGTGCTACGGATGGAAATTTAATAACATATTCATCATACCCGGAATTAGAAGAATTAGATTTATCAATAGAATCTCTAACTTGTTCGTTAATACTTTTAAAAAGATTTTCTAAAATCTCTTGTACTGTAGCACCTTCCATTTTTATAGGTTTTTTAATTGTATTAGTTTGACCAAATGCTCTTTCATTGTAAGGTACAGCACTACATTGATATCGTGTTCCGCTTTCAGTAATATCAACACCTACTTCAGTAAGGCCAAATGGAAAATATCGTTCCGAATTTTTTATTAGTACAGGTTCCGAAAAATCACCAGCGTCAGGATATCCCCAAAATTCCATTTTAAGTAAGAAACATGCATCAAGATAACTAGTATATCCAGATGCAATAGCAGCCACATGTAATGCTTCTATAAACCCATTGATACTATATGGTTCAATAACATCAAATTTTATTTTAGTAGGTAATGTTGAATTACTAGTTTCATTAGTAGTCATTATAGTTTCAACAGTTACATCATTGATGTACATATCAAATCTTCCAGGACTTTCTTTATTAAATCCTGTGACTAATTCTTCATTATATTTTATAGAGGTTTTTGCATCTGCTTGTACGGTGCGTTTAATACGGGGATCTTCGTCGGGATTGTCTTTTGCTAATCTAGAAGCTTGTTCCGATGGGGATGAAACCATACCACCCGGGCCTTTTCCTCCTGATTTTAATACAACAAATTTTAATTCACTATCTCTATAAGACTCAGGATTTTTAAGGTCGGCGTTGTCCAATGCTGCAATAGTAAAATTATATGTAACTGACCTATATCCATTTAATATATTTGCGCCACCAAAGCTAACAACCTCTTGTTTACTCTGATCATTGAATTGTTTGTTTGCATCAGGGGTGGCCGTTTTTACTTCCACATCTGCACTAGGAAGGTCATCTCCGTATCCACCTTCATCGCCCATTGCTGTAGTAGCCATGTTAAATTCCCAACACTGTTTTCATGGTTGACATCTTTGGCAAGTATATTTTTACACCTGCCTTTAAGTCATATACAGGATCGTTTAATATGGATTTGTTGCGAACAGCAAATACCCACCATAATTTAGAATCTTTATATATATCGTATGCAAGAAGATCAGGTCTAAATTCGTAGGTAGCAGTAACTTCAAATAATGTGTCGTCACGTTGACTTGGTATATCACGAAACGTCATTACGTCCATGTATCCATTAACAATTTCTGTTTTATAGTAGGGGCTAGTATTGCTGTACATTAGATATATCCTTGACCTTTATAATTATTATTAACATAATTTCCAACTGAGAATTTTTGCATTTCATTCCTGCTATACATTGGTAATACAGTTATAGAAAGTACAGAAACTGTAGGAATTGAATTAGTTCCGCTAATTGGTCCTGTATAAGTAAAATAATCTATATTATCTGGTAATTCTATTCTAAACCCAGTAATAACTACTGGTACATTTTTTAACATCATGTCTCCATATGCATCTAATCTGCATATTGGCGGTGGTGCTCCGCTATCAGGGTCACCCATGGCTGCACCTCCTGACCGCATTCTCATTAATGATTTAATTAAAAGTACTGTGGACAGATATATTTCTGCATCTTCTCTATTTTCTACTGTAAATTTTCCATTAATAGTAATGTCGGAAACACTGCTATTTTTAAAAAACTGTAATGCAAAGTTAGAATGTAGTGGAAATTGTTCTGAATAGGTTGACTTTACACTATATGATATACTAGGAGTATAAGGAAAGATTATTCCTCCCATATCAACTAACGGTGTATATTCTATGTTAGGAGTTCCACTTGTTGCAAGGGTTAGATATTTGTCTGGAACTCTTATTTTTACACGAAGATCAGCAGTAGCCGGGTTTTTATTAATAGGAATTACCACTGCTTCAGTAGAGAGCTGTGTTGGTGGCTCTGCGCCTTCAGATACACCGGGTACTTCTCGTTCCCCGAATGATGTAGCACCCTGTCGTTTAATACGAGCAGCAGCCTGTTGGTTTATAGCCTGACCTATATCATTGGCGCTTCCTAGTAAACCAGCATTTAATTCATCTCTAATAGCCATAATCTAAAATTCCTCGTGTAGTGTATTTAACCAATAAATAAAGTGCTCGTATAACATTTGTTGACATTGGCAAAATCCATGCTATAATGTTACATCCAGGAGAATAATTATAACAACAGCCCTTCCCACACATATATCCCCAACGGGGAAAAGAGTAAAGTATCTAAACAATCGAGACTTATTATCAGAGATACATAAAAGCAAATGTTCATTTGGCAGCTTTACTGACCCTGCATATCAACAACATGATATCATTTTAACAAATTTAGACAAGGTCAACATTAGAACCGTAGCAGAAGCCAAACGAGCTAGAGCAAAACGTCAGGGAATTTTAGCATTTGGCGCGGCTAGAATAGCAGGTGACAAGAAAATTAAACTTGCAGAATGTACCGAAGACTATACTACCATTGCAAAAACTGATATTATTATCCGTATTATGACATTTGAGCATATTCCACTTGCTCCGGGTCGTAAAAAGACACTTAAAAATACAGCAGATAGTCATGAGAAAGTAAACTTTCCTCCATACCAACATTGGAAATACAATGATGCAGGTGAATTAATCTGCGTGGCAAAGAGTCACTGGAAGGGTGATATTGAAACTGGTAAGTTTTCTAAAGATCATGGACGTATTACCGAAAACTTAGGTAAGATGTTTATTAAATTAAGTGAACGTTATGCACAAAGATCTAATTGGCGTGGATATACTTACAATGAAGAAATGCGTGGACAAGCTATTTTACAATTAAGTCAAATTGGTCTACAGTTTGATGAAAGTAAATCTGAGAATCCTTTTGCATATTACACCGCCGCAGTAACTAATTCGTTCACTCGTGTATTGAATATTGAAAAGAAGAATCAAAACATCCGCGATGATATGTTAGAAGAAGCAGGACTTACTCCAAGTATGACTCGTCAATACAAACAAGAGTATGCAGAAGAAACTGCTCGTCAGGCAGAACTATATAAACATTTTAGACAACCCAAGTCTGAAGAATCTAATATTGAGGAAGATGAGCAAAATAGTATTTGACTGTTATCTGCAGAGTTTGCTTTAACATTTTAATCCTACATGTATAAATAACAATATACATTTAGGGTTAAAATATGTTCATTTATAAAATTACAGTAATTCCGTTAAATCAAGTCTACATCGGAATGGACACTGATCTCGAGTACAAAAAATCAAGGTGGAAAGATCATTGTCGAGAATCTCAAAAAAATACTAAAAGAAAAATACATTTAGCAATGAAGCAGCATGGCCTCGACCAGTGTACCTACGAGGTCATCGAAGGAGAATTTTTATCACTAGGACAATTGGCATTAGCAGAAATAAAATATATCGAACAATACGATTCTTATAAGAATGGTTTAAATTCTAGCAGAGGTGGGGATGGATTAGGGCATACTGGTTGGTATAAACTAACTGAAGAAGAAATGATTCTAATAAAAACAACACTCGGAGATCGTTTTAGAGAATACAATAAAACAAAGTGGGCAAATACTACGCCCGAACAAAGAAAAGAAATGGTTAAACGTGCATTTACTCCAGAAATAAATGCACGACGAGCAGAATCATTAAAAGAATACTACAAAGCAGTTCCGGGGGCAATAGAAAATAAAGTTAATAAAATTCTTAAATGGCAACAAGAAAATAAAGAAGAGCATAAAAAAATTGCAAAAGCAAATGGTGCCAAGGGTGCTACAAAAGTTTCGAAGAGATTAGAGGTTGAAACTGAAGACGGAAAAGTGTTATACTTTTTAAGTAAGAGTGATTTTCAACGACAAACAGGCCAATGGGCAAATACCGTATTAGAAAAATCAAAAAATGGAGAATTTTACAATGGCTATAAAGCAAAGGAAGTTTGATGAATTTATTTAAAAAAGTCGCTTGCATGACTGATCTACATATCGGCCTAAAATCAAACTCTGCTACACACAATCAAGATTGTGAAGAATTTATAGATTGGTTTATTGAAGAATCAAAAAAAGCAGAATGCGAAACTTGTATTTTTATGGGAGATTGGCATCACAATAGAAATTCTATCAACTTGTTTAGTCTCGATGTATCAATTCGTTGCCTTGAAAAACTAGGTGCGGCATTTGAACAGTTCTACTGGTTTCCAGGTAATCACGATTTATTCTATAAAGACAAGCGTGACATCCATAGTAGTGCGTTTGGACGCCATATTCCCGGTGTAACTGTCGTAGATAATGTTACCACCCTAGGCGATGTCACCCTAGTACCTTGGTTAGTAGGCGACGAGTGGAAGACTATGAAGAATGTCAAAAGCAAATATGTGTTTGGACACTTTGAGTTACCCAAGTTTTATATGAATGCTATGGTACAAATGCCCGATCATGGTGAACTTAAAGCAGAAGACTTTAGTGCCCCGGACTATATCTTCAGTGGCCACTTCCATAAACGACAACAAAACAAAAAAGTAATATATATTGGCAATGCGTTTCCCCATAACTTCTCAGATACATGGGATGACAAACGTGGAATGATGACTTTAGAGTGGGGCGGAGAACCCAACTTTATTGATTGGCCAGACTGTCCTAAGTATAGAACTGTTAAACTCAGTGACTTAATTGATAATGCTGACACTATTATGATGTCTAAAATGCATATCAAGGTAAATCTTGATATTGATATTAGCTACGAAGAAGCAAACTTCATTAAAGAAACATTTGTCAAGGACTACGATATTCGCGAAATTAGTCTTATACAAGATAAAACTAATATGGATGGCACAATTGATGACAATCCAGACACCCAATTTGAAAGCGTTGATCAAATAGTTTCAGAACAATTAATCAATATCGAATCAGAACAATTTGATAAATCAACCTTATTAGAAATTTATAACAGCCTATGATGTTTAAACTAAAAAATATAACCGTGAAAAATTTCTTGAGTGTAGGTAATCAAACTCAAGCAGTGGATTTTGACAAGCAAGCACTAACACTGGTGTTAGGAAGTAACTTAGATCTAGGTGGCGATGATACCGGATCTCGTAATGGCACAGGTAAAACTACTATTGTTAATGCGTTGAGCTATGCATTATACGGGCAAGCACTGACAAACATCAAGAAAGAAAACTTGATTAATAAAACTAATGGTAAAGCCATGTTGGTCACTGTTGAGTTTGAGAAGAATAGCACCAAATATCGTATTGAGCGTGGCCGTAAACCCAATATACTTAGATTGTTTGTTAACGACAATCAATTAAAGACTGACGAGTCAGAGGATGATAGTCAGGGAGATAGCAGAGAAACACAAAAAGCTATTGAACAAATGCTAGAAATGACGCATACCATGTTCAAACACTTGGTTGCCTTGAACACATATACTGAACCGTTCTTATCTATGAAGGCTGCGGAACAGCGTGAAGTAATTGAACAGCTATTAGGTATTACTTTATTGAGTGAAAAAGCAGAAGCATTGAAGATTTTAGTCAAAGAAAGTAAAGATTTTATACAGCAAGAACAATATAAAATTGAAGGTATCAAGGCTGCTAACGAAAATGTACAAAAAAGCATTGATAGCTTGGGTATTAAGAGCAATGCGTGGGACACAAAGAAAGAATCAGACATTGAAAACTTAGGTCGTGCCATGATGCGACTTGAAAATGTTGATATTGAAGCAGAGTTAATAGCACATACTAAACTTAAAGCATGGAAAGAGCACGATGTTAAGATTCGAAATCTTAATAAACAGCGGGCAACTCTTGAATCTGCTCTAGGGCAAGCTGAAAGAACTGTTAAAAAGTATGAAAAAGAACTAGCAAGTCTAGGTGATAAAATATGTCACGCCTGTGAACAAGAGCTACACGATCATAAACACGAAGAAATGACTGCAACTGCTGTACAACACCTCGGTGAAGCAATGAAATATTTTGATAAAGTATCACAAGACTTGAACAAAATTGTAGAAGAGATTGGCGTTGGTGATGCTCCTCGTATGCCTGCAACATTCTACGATACAGAATCAGAAGCATTAGGACATAAAAACAATTTAGATGGACTTGAAAAAAGTTTAACAAGTAAAATTAATGAGAGCAATCCGTATCAAGAACAAATTATTGAATTAAAGAAGACTGCTATACAAGAAATTAATTGGAATGCAGTAAATGATTTAACAAAACTTAAAGATCATCAAGAATTTTTACATAAACTTCTAACCAATAAAGATTCTTTTATCCGTAAAAAGATTATTGATCAAAATTTAAGCTACTTGAACAAACGGTTAAGTTATTATATTGATAAACTTGGATTACCACATAGAGTAATATTTCAAAATGATCTAAGTATCGAGATTACTCAGCTAGGACAGGACTTGGATTTTGATAATTTAAGTCGAGGTGAACGAAATAGATTAATTTTATCCATGAGTTTTGCATTTAGAGATGTATGGGAAGGTCTGTATCAAAGCATTAATCTATTGTTTGTAGATGAACTTATGGATGCCGGAATGGATGCAGCAGGAGTAGAAGCTGGATTGGCAGTTTTAAAGAAAATGGCCAGAGAGCGATCAAAGAATATATACTTAATATCACACAAGGATGAGTTAGTTGGGCGGGTTAATAATGTTCTTAGAGTTATCAAAGAGAACGGGTTTACTAGCTACAGCAACGATATAGACTATGTCGAATGAAAAATTCAATCTATATAAGGAATTACATTCAGAATATATCTCACGATTTATAGAATTGCATAACTATCATCAAGCGTTTCTAGATAAACCAACATTTAGAGGTGGTGCAAAAGTTCGAAGAACAATTACTGCCATGATAAAGTTAGAAAAAGAAATGCGGAAAATTTCTATGTCAGTGTACAGTGAACATACTCAAAATTTAATTGACGAACACAAAGCAGAGAAAAAAGAAAAAGCAAGGATTAAAGCTCTACCAAAGAAAAGAGGCAGACCAAAAATAGATCCGCCAAGAATTAGGAATACTGTAAGAGGTAGGCCACCAAAAAAAGGAAAAACAAATGACATCAACAACACAAATTAAAGAACAAATGGAAGAATTCCTTGCAGAGGATGCAAAATTTGAAGCAGGAAATGCTGCCGCTGGTACTCGTGCTCGCAAGGCATTGGGAGAATTAGGCAAAGCTGTTAAGGCTCGCCGCAATGAAATCACTGCTGAAAAGAATGCTCGCAAGGAAGCCAAGGCGGCAATGGGTCAATGACCTGGACCTATCAAGGTTTAGAAGTAACTGAACTGCCCGATGATTGTATAGGATATGTTTATCTTATCACAAATACAGTCACAGGGCGTAAGTATGTTGGCAAAAAATTAGCAAAATTTAGTAGAACGACCTACAAGACTGTAAAGTTGAAGAACGGCACAAAGAAGAAAAAGAAGATCCGAGGCAAGATTGAATCGGATTGGCAAACATATTATGGTTCCAGTGTAGAACTAACAGCAGATATTGCACAAATAGGGGTAGACAAGTTTACCCGTGAGATACTACACTACTGTAACAGTAAAGCAGAAACATCATACATTGAGGCCTGTGAACAATTCGACCGCAAAGTATTAGAATCACAAGACTATTATAACGGACAGATATCTGTTCGTGTCCATGGCTCCCATATAATTAAAAAACCTTAGGCTCAGTTAATCGGTTATAGCTTGCACAGGCCAATGTCATGTGCCCGGACACCTGGATCTAGGATCACAGGGAGGGAAATCTCTTGCCGATAAGAGTACTCAATCAGTATCCTAACCGGACCACGATCGCAAAATGCCTGCGGTTTGATTGTTTGAATAGAGTTAAAAGTAAGGCCCAAGGATGGAGTAATAACAGAAACTCCACGCTTTACAAATATGATAGTGTATATTTGTAAGCCGCCGTTGTAGATTAAGACAGAATGAGTAGGTATAGGTCAACCGCCTACGCTAGCAGAAATGCTAATAGTTCTAACACTATGTGATTGTGCTACTCAGATAATGCCCAATTTTTTCTTAGCCCTTTAGTGGGCTAAGTGTGACTGATTAATCTAGATAATATTTAATTCGTTTACGATGTAATCAATTGCTTCGAAGCGTTAGCTGAAGAAGCAAATGAACGCAGTTCATTTATAAATAACATATTACTTCAAAACATTCCTATGAATATAAAACAAATAACTGCAAGATTAGATGAGATTGAAAATAGACCTCGTAAGTCTATCTTTGAAAGTATAGGTCACGGAGATCAATACTTTACCAAATGGGAAAAGGAGATTCACCCTAAACTATGTGAGGTTGCGCTAGCACCCGAACAAATACAACAGCTATTCAAAAGCATAGAAACAGGTGCTGGTAGAAGTATGCTAGGTAAAGCAGGTGATGCTGTTGGTGCAGCCAAAGATAAGATCAGTGATGTTTGGTTTAATAAATTTGGAGGTATGCTACAAAGTAGTGGACCAGTTCAAGCATTTGATCAAAAATTTGAAGAAATTAAAACATCTATTGCAGCAAAGAATCCTAATCTAGCTGCTAAGTTAGCCAAGTATGGTGAGTTTGCTAAAGCTAATCCTAATCTACACAAGTTCTTGTTGGCCATTGCAGGATCAGCAGCAGCGGCATTAGGTGTTGCAGTAGCAGGCGGAGTTGGTGCCGGAGCACTTGCAGTCGGAACCGGAACCGGAATTGCTGTGGGCATTCTAAATATTGCCGACCGCTTGCTACAAGGTCAAAAAGCATCAACTGCTATCGGACGTGGAGCAACAGCTGGAGCAGTAGCAGGTATTACTGCTGGTGTTCTTACTAAACTAAAAGATCTTGTAAGCACATTCCACGGAACTCAGTATTTGTCAAATAAAGTAATAACTGGTGACGGCCAAACAATTTACCTCAACCCAGAAGATGGTAAAAAATATGCAGAGTATGGCAGAGCGTTTGCTGATAGCCTCAGAGGTCCAGTTGATATGAGTAGTGCAGAAGCTATGTTCTCAAATCCTGCAAAAGAGGCTGCAATGAAAGGCATGGACTCTATTTTACAAGCGGCTAGTGATCCTTCATATCAAGAAACGGCAATGAAACTGGCAGGCCAGGCAATTGAACCAACCGCAGTACAAGCGGCTGTGAATAGTGCTCGAAGTGTAGCGGCAATGATAACTCCGGTATTAGGTGCAATGGCAGGACAAGCCGCAGGTGCTGCCGGAGAAAAACCACCAGCACCAACTACAGAATCTTTAAATAGAAATCAACTCAACGAATTATTTGGTATCACGGGCAACAAGGTAGATGCTAGCACATTACAAAAAGCCTGGGCAAAAGCAGGAAGCCCAACGGACAGTGAAGAAGTCGCTAAAATATTACAGGGCGCAGGAGTTGATCCAGCAGTTATCTCAAAGGCATATACTGATATGTCATTGCCTGCACCTGCAGGCTCAGTTGAACCAACTTTAGATACACCAGCAGCATCTGGAGTAAATACAGCAGACATGCTTGCTCAAATTTTAAAACTTACCCCTGCTGAACAACAACAAGTATTAGCATACTTAAAGAAATAATAGGAATCACTATGAGAATTAACGAATTACTTGCACCGCAACAAGAAATTGACGAAGGTGTTGGCGACTTTATTGGAAGAGCAGCAGGAAACGTTGCAGGAGCAGTAGGTGCGGCCGGTCGTGGATTATCAGGTGCATGGAAAGATGCTAAACAAGGATATAAAGATGCAAAAGCATCATGGGATCCTGAGTCTGGAACACCTCCAGCAGCAACAGGCACACCTCCAGCAAGTAGTGCAGCGCCAGCAAGTACAACACCAGCATCAACAGGTGGGGCTGGAACGCCGTATGTTGCTCCTGCACCGGACGCAGCAAGAACTGCCCCAGGCGCAGCACCTACAGCACCAAATCCAGGAACTTCTGGAAATATTGGCGATCTAATGAAACAGATTGATACATTGGATCAACCTAGCAAACAAAAATTAGCAGGCGAGTTAGAAAAGAATATTGCTGCAACACCTAAACCCGAGGCACCAGCAGCTACACCTGCTCCTACCGCAGCACCAGCAGCATCAACCGCGCCAGCAGCACCTACTCCACAAGGAACAACATACGATCCTGCCAAAGCCGCAGCAGACAAGTTAGCTAAAGGTCAAGCTGACCAACAGCAAGCACAACAACAAATGGCTGCTACCAAGCAAGCCAACGCTGCTACCTCACAACAAGATGCTGCAATTAAAGCAGCCGCAGATGCAGCAAAAGTTAAACCAGGATTTCAGCAAACTTCTCAGGACAAACTAGCTATTAAAGCAGCAGCAGATAAAGGCATTAAAGAAGCTAAAGAAAAGAAATTAAAGAAGAAAAAGAAAGTAGTTGCTGAATTTCACAGCAACTTCTTAGGTAAGATTATTTAAAAGAACGGCATTTGAGTTTCTTTAGTAGTATTAAGATTCTCAGTAATTAGTTTTCCAATTAGTTCACGCTCCTCACCTGTAAGAAGGTGAGATTCAGTATAACTCAAACTTCCTCTCATATACCAGCAGAGTTTTAATAATTCGCTTTTAATGGCTTTTGCATCTTTTTCGTATTCCTTGACCAAGTCTTCTATGCCAGGCAAGTCAAGATACAAAAGCCTTAAACGAAAAAAGTTGATGCATCAAATGTTAACGGTACGTCTACTGATTCTCCGGTAACACCATTTTCACGCATTTCATCTGTAACTGCTACCGAAATAGGCTTAATTGAATTTTGATCTTTCAACTTTTCAATATGTTTTTGTATTTTATCAAATTTTTCTTTATCTACATTATCAACAAACTCTTTAATGTATGTTGGATTATCAGTACTACCTTGACTAGAATCTATTTTATAAATGCTAGCGCCAATCATTCCAATAGTTACTTCAGTTAATTTAGAAAAACTATCTTTGAATATTTCTACTTTATCTGCATCTGATATTTTTTCGTCATTGACCATTTGAATTATTTTCTGAGTTTCAAATGCTTGCATTGCAGATGTTGACATTTGTTTGTAATTGATAGGACGAACAAATACTGTAAGATCATCATTAATTGATACAATAGGATCCCAACTAATTTGATTTTGTAAAGAATCCATAACTTTTCTAAGGTCGATAGAATATTCTAGTTCTAATTCTCCAAACTTAATTGGAGTAGTCATCTGTTCTCCGTATGTTGCAAGTCTAATTGCAATTAAAATAACATCAAGATCAATGTTTGGAGTGTGCCATGCATTTTTAATATTAGGAACACAATGTTGAATTGTATCTACAATTGCTTGTCCATTCATTAATGCATCGGGTATTTTTAACATTAATTCATCTTGAGCGGTCATTGAATATATTGCATATTCACCAGTTTCGCTAGGAACTAAACTTCCTTCAGGCCAGTATTCTCCATTGCTGGGCAGGCGAATATAAATCTTTGGTTGACGCATAAACATTGCTAATGGGTTTTTTTGAATCTGATTGGTAGTTTCCATATATTCTTTCTCCGATAAATAACTAGATAGATAAACTTTAAGTCTATAACTTATTTATATACGCATATAACCAGTAGAAAACAATGGCAGATGTAACCGGCACAATTGGAACTGAGAATGTAACGCTAAACAATGCAGCTACAGAAGCAACCTTACGATTGCTATTACAGTCATCACTAGCAACTAGCAAAGAACAGAAAGCAGCAATTGCACAACTAGCACAAAAAGCTGGGTTAGACCCTGCTGCTGTTGCTGCTGCAAATCAAGGATTACAACAAGCTGCTCCTAGTTTAAGCACATTTAATAAAGCTGCATACACGGCCGGCGCAGCAGTTGGCGGAATAGTAAGTGCTACAGCACCGCTTATAGCATTAGGAAAAACACTAGCCGACGGCACTGGTCAAGCAAGTGATGTATTCAATGCATTTTCTAAATTACCATTTGGTATAGGAGAAGTTGCTAGCGGCTTTTCTAAATTAGCTGGATTCCAGGAATCCATGCTTATCCAATATCAGGGAATGACCAATGCCGGTGTAAACTTTGGCGGAAGTTTAACTGAATTGCGATCAGCAGCAGCAAGCACTTATATGACTATGGGTGAGTTTAGTAAAATTGTACAAGCAAATGGTGCAAATTTTGCAAAGATGGGTGGAACGGTAGATGAAGGTGCAAGGTCATGGGCCAAGGCCAGCAATGCATTATTAAGTAGCGAAGCAGGTACAAATTTAAGAGCTCTAGGGTTTACTTCAGAACAAGTTAACCAAGGAATGATAGATTATATTTCTATTACTGGAGGACGCAATAGAAAAGAAATGCAAAATACTGATCAGTTAGCAAAAAGTTCAGCAGCATATATGGAAGAGCTTGATCAGTTAGCAACTATTACTGGAAAAAGTAGAGAAGAAATAGCTAAAAAACAAAAAGCAGAAATGGAAGCTGCTGATTTCCAAATATTTTTAGCAGGTAAATCAGTAAAAGAACGAGAAGTTATTGAGGCTAACGTTAAACGAGCAGGTGCATTATACGGGCAGGGCGGAATGGATATTGCTAAAGCAAACGCTATGGGTGTAGCAGTTCAAGGTGAAGCAGGCAGGAAATTAACAGCAGTAAGTAATGACACCTCTAATGGTATTAAGAAAGATCTGGCTTTAAGAAAACAATACGGTAACGATAGTGAATTATTAAGCAAAAATGAAGCAGCTACTAGAGATGCAACTTCAAAAAATTTAATGAGATTTAACGGTGCAGTTGGATCTTATGGCGGAGTATATAAAGGAATTGAAGATGCTACATTGTTAGCCGCTAAAGATCATCAAGCAGGTAGACAAGGTATTGAAGACCAATATTCCAAGGCTGCACAGGAAAAAGCTGCAAGAGAAAACTCACAAGCTAAAGATGCTGTTAAAACTCAAGAAGCATTACAAAAATTAGGACAAACTATTTTAAATGGCATTATTTTGCCTGTTGCTGATTTTTTCTTACCAATAATGAATTCTCTTGTAACTACCCTAGTAGATTTTAAAGGTGTTGTAATTGGACTTATTGCAGCGTTTGGTGCCTATAAAGGTGCAATGTTAGCAAAATCAGCAATTGGCGGTATTGGCAATATGATTACAGGTGGTGGAGGCGGTGCAGGCGGCGCTGCCGGACGTATACCGGGCACTGCCGGAGGAGTAGGCGGAGTAGCCGAAGGCTTAGGAAAAATAGGTCCGGCTATGGGATCTATAGGTAAAGGAGCCGGTGACTTAATTAAATCATTTATGCAAGGTATTGCAGGAGGGTTAAGAGCATTTGCAAATCCTATGGTAGTGTTAGGTGCTGCTGGATTTGGACTAGCTATTGCGGCAATTGGCGCAGGTATTGCGGCAGCTTCGTGGATATTAGGCAAAGCATTGCCTACCCTTGCTGAAGGTTTAGGAAAACTTGGAGAACTAGACGGTGCCAAATTAGGATCAGCAGCGACGGGTGTAGGTAAACTTGGTTTTAGTTTATTAGCGTTTGGCCCGTTTGCGGTATTTGGATTACCAGCAGCATTTGCAATGAATATGTTAGCTGACGGTGTGGTTAAACTTAATAGTGTTGATCCTGCTAAACTAGAACGTGTTGCAGCGGCAATGCAAAAAGTTAAAGATGCAACTCCTAGCATTGGTCAATCAATATCGGCTGGTATTGCAGGACTAGTTAACAAAGTAGTTGGAGTTTCAGATTCACCGGCAGCGGGTGGTAAAACTGCATCTACAGCACCTGCAAACGAATCAAAAGATGTAGTTAACGAGTTGCAATTGTTAAATAAACAAATAACAGAACTGCTTAGAGCTAGTAAAGAAACCGCTGATCATGCTAAACAAGGTGTATCTGCTACCAAATCGTTAAGTGGCAATTTGTTTAATTTTTAAGGTATCATAAAATGGCTGGTTGGAAAAAATATTTTACTCCCGTAAACGCATCTGGAACGTTGAGTCCTGTTAGCGGGTCTACTGGCTCTCATACTAGTCCTGCTCATAGGAATTATTCCAGTTATCTTCCAGATGTTTATTCAGGACATCCTAATCGTTTAGAACGTTATGGTCAGTATGACACCATGGATAGTGATAGTGAAGTTAATGCTGCTTTGGACATTTTAGCAGAGTTTTGCAGCCAAGCTAACGAAGAAAACGGTACTCCGTTTAGAGTATTCTTTAAAGAACAAGCTACTAGTACTGAGATTAAAATCATTAGAAAGTACATGCAGCAATGGTCTAAGTTGAATAAATTCCAAACTAGGATTTTTAAAATTGTTCGTAATAGTTTTAAATATGGCGATACTTTCTTTGTACGTGACCCTGAAACACAGTCGTGGATGTACATTGATCCTAACAAAGTAGACCGTATCATTGTTAATGAATCAGAAGGCAAGAAGCCCGAACAATATATGATTCGTGACTTTAATCCTAACTTAGAGACACTAGCAACTACTGCTATTAACCCTAGTAATATTACAGGTGGCGGTAGTCAATATGCAGGTGGCGGTACTACTACAGGGCAGGGCGGCGCTGGTGGAAGTAGAGGAATGACTGGTTCATATCCTAGCAATATTGCCGGTAGTAGATTTAATAGATCAGAAAATCAATACGCAATTGATGCTAAACATGTTATTCATATTAGTATGAGCGAAGGTATGGACAACAACTATCCATTTGGAACTAGTTTGTTAGAAAGCGTGTTTAAGGTATACAAACAAAAAGAATTGCTTGAAGATGCAATTTTAATCTATCGTATACAACGTGCGCCTGAGCGTAGAATTTTCTACATTGACGTTGGTAATATGCCAAGTCACTTGGCTATGGGATTTGTTGAACGTGTTAAAAATGAAGTTAATCAACGCCGTATCCCTAGTGCAACCGGTGGTGGATCAAGTGTAGTAGATGCAGGATATAATCCATTAAGTATGAACGAAGATTACTTCTTCCCTCAGACCGCAGAGGGTAGAGGAAGCAAGGTTGAAACTTTACCAGGCGGCACTAACTTAGGAGAAATTGATGACCTTAGGTACTTTACTAACAAGTTGTTTCGTGCTCTGCGTATTCCTAGTAGCTACTTACCAACTGGCGCAGATGATGGCGGGAGCAGCTTCAATGACGGACGAGTTGGGACAGCTTATATACAAGAGTTACGGTTCAACAAATACTGCGAACGACTACAATCCCTAATGAATGAACAGTTTGATACAGAGTTTAAACTGTATCTGCATAACAAAGGTATTAATGTAGATAGTAATATCTTCGAAGTTAAGTTCAATCCTCCACAAAACTTTGCAGCATATCGCCAAGCAGAAATGGATACTGCACGAGTTAGTACATTTGGAACTATGATTGCTATCCCTCAAATCAGCAAACGTTTTGCTTTAAAACGTTTCTTAGGGTTAAGTGCAGAAGAAGTATCTGAAAACGAAACATTATGGCGTGAAGAAAATGTAGATGAAGATTCTACATTACCAGCAAGTGCTGAACTTAGAAGTGTTGGTATTACTGCAAATCAAATGGGAGGAGATATTTCCTCATTAAACACTGCAACTGCTGAGCCGCCACCTGAAGATCCAGGAGCAGAAGGTGCAGCTAGTGCTCCTGCTGAAACTCCACCTGCGGCATAAATATTTCTATGTTATTAAACGAGTTCATTTATTTTGATAGTACACAATCGGAACAAACCGATGATCTAAGATATAATTCTAGTAATGATACTAGCATATTAAAGTCAACTGATCTTCGTAAAACTAGATTAACTTTACGAATGTTAAATGATCTTCGTAAAGCAGGTGATGCCAGAGAGCAAGAGAAAAAAGAAGAATTAGGATTAGTAAGAAAAATGTATGCTGCGCCTCCTCCGGAAGCACAAGCAGCGGTATAATTTATTACTAAAATTAACAAATTTACTGCCCAACGACATGAAATGAGTCGTTTTAGGCCTATTTCCCGTACCTTTATTTAAAATGGTTTAAATAAAAACACAATACAGCCTTGCCGCGCAATCTAATTAAGGAGAATACACGCAATGTCTACAAAGATGCAACAAATGTTAGAATACGTTGTCAACGAAGATAAAGAAAAAGCTGAAGAACTTTTTCACCAAATCGTAGTTGAAATGTCTAGAGAAATTTACGAAAATTTAATCGCTGAAGAAGCTGACGAAGAAGAAATGGATGAGGCTTCTGAAGAAGAAGACGAGTCTGTTGACGAAGCAGCAGAAGACGAAGAAATGGACGAATCCATGGACTTAGAAGATTCCTATTCAATGGAAGCTGATGACGGAGATGCAACTGATAAATTTGCTACCGACGTTGGTGACGAAGAAGAAATGGATGGCGACGAAGAAGAAATGGGTGGAGACGAAGAAGGTTCCGAAGACCAAGAAGACCAAGCAATTTTTGACATCAAGAATGCTATCGCTGAACTAGAAGCTGCATTTGCAGAGCTAGAACAAGCTCAAGGCGGCGAAGAAGCCGGCATGGGAATGGACAGTGAATTTGGTGACGAAGAAGAAATGGGTGGAGACGAAGAAGGCGAAGACGACATGATGATGGGTAAGCCAGCATTTGAAGGTCGCCGCATGACACGTGAGTACACTGAGAAAGTTGGTAACGACTGGGATAAGTCTGGTAGCCAAAAGTCACAAGGTCAGTACGTAGGTTCTGGTTCTGGTGAAAAAGATGGTTCTCCAGTTGAAGGTCGTAGCCCAGTAAGTTCTGGCAAAGGTAAACCTACAACAGGTGCTACTGCTGGTAACATTGCTAAGACAGCACACGAAGGTGGTTCCCCAACAGGAACAAGCCCAGCTGGTAAAGCAGGTGGCTTCCTAAGTGCAGCTAAAAATATGAACACAGGCAACGGAAACGTACCTGGCGGCAAGATGGGTGTTAAGAACTTATCCGCTGTCAAAGGTGGCCACGGTGCTGAGAAGAAAGGTTCTGGTCCAGGCCCAGTTGGTTCTGGTTCAGGCGACAAAGCTGGACAAACTAGTGTCGGACAAGTAAAGAGCCCATTAAACGGCGCTCCAAACCGTAACGCATAATTAGAGATCCAGGATGAGACAAATTTCCTATCTAAGAGAAAACCTGAGTTTTGATCAGGCTGGAGTAGTACTCGAGTCTGATGACAAGGATGGCAAGAGCCTTTATTTAAAAGGTATTGCCATCCAAGGTGGAATTCGCAATGCTAATCAACGTGTTTACCCTGTAGACGAAATTGAACGTGCTGTGAAAACACTTAATGATCAACTACAAAGCGGTTACTCAGTGTTAGGTGAAGTAGATCATCCAGATGATCTCAAAGTGAATTTGGACCGTGTATCCCATATGATAACTCAAATGTGGATGGAAGGTCCTAATGGATATGGCAAGATGAAAATTTTGCCTACGCCAATGGGTAACTTAATTCGTACTATGCTTGAAAGCGGAGTGAAACTAGGTGTCAGTAGTAGAGGCAGCGGCAACGTTGACGATATGTCTGGCAAAGTATCTGATTTTGAGATTATCACAGTTGATGTAGTTGCACAACCTAGTGCACCAGGTGCCTATCCAACGCCAGTTTATGAGCATATCATGAACACACGCGGTGGTAATAGAGCATTCAATGTTGCTAGAGAAGTAAAAGAAGATCCAAAGGCCCAGAAATATATTAAGGAATCACTTCTTAATATTATTAAAGGTCTAAAATAAGCCCGAGGAGAAATAAATGTTGGACGCATTCAAACAATTAGTAGAGTCAGGAGTAATGACAGAAGATACACGTTCTGTTATTGAGTCTGCCTTTGCAGAGAAAATTCAAGAGAATCGCGACCAAGTCACCGCAGAACTTCGTGAAGAATTTGCACAAAAATATAGTCATGATAAGACTACTATGGTTGAAGCAATCGACAAGATGTTAGGCGACAGATTGGCCGTAGAGATGGCTGAATTGTACAATGACAAGAAATCACTAGCCGAAGCAAAAGTAATGTATCAAAGAAAGATCGTTGAAGATGCTAAGAAACTAGAAAGTTTTGTTATTAATCAATTAGGCAAAGAAGTGGTAGAGTTCCAAAGTGACCGTAAAAAAGTTGCAGAGAACTTTAGCAAATTAGAACAATTTATTGTACACGCTCTTTCAAATGAGATTAGAGAGTTTGCAGTAGACAAGCGTGACCTAGCTGAAACGAAAGTTAAGTTGGTTCGCGAGGCTAAAAACAAGTTTGAAGAAATTAAAAGAAGTTTCATACAGCAAAGCGCCAGAGTGGTAGAAGCTACAGTCACTAAAAAGTTAACATCTGAAATCAAGCAATTGAAAGAAGATATTGATAGTGCCCGTAACAATTCATTCGGACGTAAAATTTATGAAGCATTTGCACAAGAGTATTCAGGTTCTTTTCTTAATGAAAAATCCGAAACAAGTAAATTGTTAAAGATTATTGCTAAGAAAGATCAAGCACTTGAAGAAGCAACTCAAGCTATTGCTGAAAAAGAAAACATCGTAGAATCTGTACAACGCGAAATTCGTGTTACTAAAGATTTGATGGAACGCAAGCAAGTTATGGCCGAGTTGTTATCACCAATTACTGGTGAAAAAAGAGCGCTAATGAGTCAGTTACTTGAGTCTGTTGACACAAGAAAACTTTCAGTAGCATTTGA